CAATTCTACGGAGTTTAAAAAAATCGGAATTTTAGAATTAATATATAAAGAAAATAAAAGTTTTCAACGAATGAATAATCTTATATCTTATGATAATTTTTTAAATGAAGGTATTTTTAGATCGGATGAAGATGATATAGCTCAGAAATTATATGATGCTATAAGTAGAATGCCAAATAATAGAATAACTGGTGAATTGAGATCCGGTAGTAGTTTTTTTGAAATCGCTTTAAGAGTTGGTGAAAATGAAATTAAATCCAATGATCCTTATAGTGAAGAAAATTGGGGAAACGCTGTTGAAGTGAGATCGGATTATGAGGAAGGGGATGTCTATAGATCAATTATTCCAATTCCCATATATAGTTTAACGATTAATGGTGAAGATTTAAAAGCTAGTTATAGAATGAGAATAAAAGTTCACAATTTGATGAAAAGTAAATTTAGAAGAAGCAGAAAAGCCGTTGAATTGGCAGCGGACGAAGAAAGAAAAAGAGCTTTAAGAGGAGCGATAGAAAATTTATGAACAATTTAAAAGCATATGGCGATTTTATAAATGAGGGATTGTTTAGTTCTAAATACAAACATGTAGTAGATAAAATATATGATTATATAATGAAAATGGATCCTAGTAACATCACGATAGACAATCTCAGTTTTTATGATACAATTGTTTTTGTAATTAAAAAAGAGCAGAACAAAGATGTTGATCCTTATGGAGAAGAAACTTGGGATGAAGATGTTGAAATAAAATTATCAAAGGATTTTGTGGCGTGTGTAGATAGATATTACGACTACTATCTTTTTGTAAATGGAGATAAAGTAAAAACAACAAATCATGAAGCTGGAAAATTATATAGGGCGGCAATCAGAAGAATTAAGAGAAAAGCACAAGACGAAAAAAATGCTAGAATAAATAAAGCAATAAAATATATATGAACAATTTAATAACATATGATGAATTTTTAAATGAGGGATTGTTTACTTCTTCGAGGTATGAAAAACTTTTGACGAAATTACGTGAACATATTGATAAAATGAATCCTGATGATATAGGAGGAAGAGGTCGGATTTTCACGTTTACTATAAAAAAATCCGCTAAAAATCCAGATGACCCATACGGTGAGGAAAATTGGGGCGATGATATAAATATTCGAGTAGAATTAAGAGTCGACGATGAGGGTGATAAAAAATATTCACTTTATATAAACGATGAAATAATAAATGTGTCTAAAGGTGAAGCTAAAAGTTTATGGAAATATATAAATCATAAGAAAGAATCTTATAATCGTCTTGCTGCAGCTAGAGCCAAAAAACAAAAAGATGTAGAAGAAGAAGAGCGTATAAAAAAATACTTAGATGCTTTATGAAAAATTTAAAAACATATGACAATTTTATAAATGAAGGATTATTCTCTTCAAAATATAAAAAACTTTTGAATAAAATCCACGATTATATTATTGATATGGATTTAAATGACATTAGACATGAAATTGATAGTTATCATTTCATTATGAAAAAAGATGATGAAAATATGAAAAATATAGAAGTGGTAATTATACGAAAAATTTCATTTGAATTCTGCAAAGATTTTGATTATTCATTAAAAATAAATGGTGATGTAGTTGATGGTGTGAGTAATTATAGCGTTTGGAAATTATGGGATTTGATAGAAAAATTAAAAAATAAAAGAGAAAAATTAAGAAATAGTGAAAATGATCCTTATGGTGAAGAGCAATGGGGAGATGATTAAATAGAAGATTCGCTAATAGAACGAGAGATGAAAAAGAATTAAGAATAAAAAACATAGCTAATAAATTATGAACAATCTATCAACATATGACAATTTCATAAATGAGGGTTTATTTTTTGGTAAAAAGAAACCAAAAGAAGAATACGAGCAAGACGACGATTTAATTTATCAGATAATTAATAAATTGGAGAAAGGAATTAATTTAAGATTTTTAAAATACGATTGTCAATATCATTATTCTGCTATAAAAACTAATGACAGGAGAGATATATTATCTTATACGTATAGAATTACTAAAAATAAATTAAATCCATTAGATCCATATGGTGAGGAGCAGTGGGGGGATGAAACTGAAAATATAATGGAATTAGTAATTAAAATTAGTAGAGAAAGAGAAGATTCTGATAAAAATAAGAGAGTTATAAAAATAAATTCTGTCGAGCAAACAGTGAGTGATAAAGCTTTCTATAAATTATGGAATATATTTGAAAATGCAGAAAGTATAGAAAAAGAAAGATTAAAAAAAGAAGCTGAAAGAATAAGATTAGAAAAGCTAAAAGAAGAAGACGAAAGAAGGCGAGAGAGAAGCGCTGCTGTAAAATCTTCTTTTATGGATTTTCTAAAAGAATATCATAAAAATAGATTATAAAAAATTAATATATAAAGACAATATTAAAAAATAAATCATAAAACCATGGCAAAAGAAAAAATAGGAAATCTATTAAAATTTACAGAATATGATCATCTTCAACCAAAACAAACTCCAACCAAAAAGACAGAAGTTGGTGGTTTTGCTGTTTTGGAAAGTAAAGAAGAATTGATCGCTAAATTAGTTAAGAAAACTGGAAAAAAGAAAAAAAAGTTTTCAAACTTAACTGAAGAAGAGTTGAAGAAAAAACTCAAGAAATTAAAGAAAAAGGCAAAAACAGAAAAAATAGAAAAGTTTGACGATAAAGCCGAAGATAAAGCAGCGAAGCCCGAAGAGAAGGTAGAAAAACCAGAGGAGAAAACTGAGAAAGAAGAAGAAAAGAACGAGTCTTTACTGAATGAGAAAAAAGCTTCTGCAAAACAACTTGCCGCTAGAAAGAAATTCATGGAAATGATCGCTAGTAAAAAAGGTAAGAAAGAAGATAAAGGATGTGGTTGCAAAAAATAATTATTAAACATGGATAAATTCACAAGCAAAATTGGAAAATTTGAAGAGCATAAATATGCAGACAAAACCAGAAACGACATTTACACTTTCATAAAAGAAAATTTGACCGTTAAAATAGATGGTAATAAAGGCTATATTGAAGGTAATGTTGATATATCATTAGATGGTATTGAGCAATTAACAGATGTTCTTTATAATTATGTTCAACAAGAAAAAGCAAAGCAAGAAGTTTTGACATTAGAAAACATTAAAGCTAAGGCTTATGTTGGTAATTTCGATGTTAAAGATATAAACGAACGCATAGAAAATATCAACGAAAAATACAAAGCTTAATATAAAAATATATAAAAATAAAATGAAAATAATAAAATTCGAAGACACCATATTAGAAGAGCAAGGCTCAGGTGATCTTCCATCACCATGTATTTGTGGTAGTAAAAAGAAAGTTAAGAAAAGAGCTAAAAAAATGAAAATCAAAAACACACCTGGCGTTTTAATGGAAAAATGTGGAGTTTGTGGGGGCATGAAGAAAAAGAAGAGCAAAAAAGAAAAAAAGATGAAATGGTCTTCTGATCTCATGGTTGAAAAAAAGAGGAAAATGTTGTAAAGGTGTGGAATATGGAAGTATAAGGGATTAGTAAATTAAAAATATTCTATTTTAAATATGCCAACGGTTGAAATAAAAAACCACTCATTTTGAGTGGTTTTTTTGTTTTATTCTCCATAAAGTTCTTTTTTCATATCCTCCATACAATATACTACTGCATCAAAGGTTCCATCAATTACATAATCATAAAGACTTTCGACTTCGGGTGGGTCGTCATAATAATTTCTGTCATTGAGTATTTGATCTATATCAGCTTGGTATTTTAAATAGAAATCAAAAATATCAGCGTCCTCTACAAAGGCATCGAGGATTTCTTCCGAATCTGGTTCGATGTAACTATCAATGAAATTTTGTAACTTAGTTGTATCGCTTTTTAAAGTATTATCGAGAAGCTCTAATATTCCACGTTTAAGTGAAACATATTTATCTGATAACTTTCCCTTTAATTCTTCTTCGAACCCCTCATTCATTGGAGTTTCATCTATGAAAATTTCTCCAAATGTTTTAATTTTTTCATCCATTTGTCTTATATTAATTTCCAATTCATAATTTTTTAATATATTGTAAAGATTTTCAATATCTTCGTAAACACTATCAATAGGTTGTTCGTCTTTCTTTTCATCAAAAATCTTTTCTTTCTTAGCATCAATAAAATAATTTTTCTTTCCGCTTCTATTAAAGAGTATAACAAAACCATCTTCAGTTTCTTTAAATTCATCAAAGAATTGACTTTTGACTACATCGCGATTATAAACAAAATCAGATACTTCTTTTGCTAGATTCATTAAATCTGTAAAAGAATGATAATTTGTATAAGTTTCAAAATATTTATTAAATGTTAATGCCATAATTAATAGGAATCTATTTTAGAACATATATATAAAATTACAAAAATCAAATTTAATATATAAATAAAAAATAATTTCCTATTCATATGAACAATTTAAAAAATTACGACGAATTTCATCAAATCAACGAAGATCTTGGAGTAGAGATATTTCTTGGCATATTTTTTACCATATTTAGTATAATGGCGATGTGGGTTGGGTATATCTACCTTGTTAAGCCGCCGGTGGCATATATACGTAGATATATAAATAAATTAAGAGCAGACAAACAATTCAAAAGAGAATTAATAGATATAATTCATAGCATGACAAAATCTCAAAAAAGAGAATTGAAAAGATATGTTAAAAATTCTGTTTTTGCAAAATGGGATATTCAAACTACATATCACCAAGGCGGTTCGGAAACATCATACGACAGAGATCCAAATTTGAATGAAGAAAAACAAAGATTATTAGATATTTTTGAAGGCGAACAACGCGAGAAATTAGAAAATCTCTTAACAAAAATGGAAGATGAAATTCTACACCAAACTATGAGAGATAGTGATAAATGGGGGGTTAAAAATCCAGATCCAAATCTATCATTGTCGTGGAAACCAAAGTTGGATTTAAGATCTTTAAAAGATAAAAGTAGAGAAGAAGAATGGATGGGAGCGCAGAAAAAAATATACGGAAGAAGAAGAAAAGAAAAAAGCCGAAATTGATAGAATAAAAAAAGAAAAGAAACAAAAAATTCTAACCAATATCAATATTGGAGGGAAGAATCAATCGGACACTCAAGCGTGGGACAGTTATAGATATAATGGGGATAAATTGAATGAAGAATTATTTGGCGGTGTAGAGGAAGCAACTTATCGTGGCAAAACTTACAAAGTTGGAGATTGAATAATCGAATTTGAAGACTGGGTAAGTCATCCAAGAGAAGTTGAGATTGGAAGAGGAGTAATCAAGAAAATTAAAGCAGACAGTTCTGGTAAAGTCAAAAGATTTTTTGTTCTTTTCGATCCAAAAAACGGCAAACCATCTTATCTGGATAAATTTGTTTACCCCGAACTAACAGAACCAGAAGAAGGATGGATACAAGTAGATGTCCAAAGAAAAAAGTATGCTGATGAAAGAAAAGAAATATTGAGATATAAACAATCTTCTGACACCAAAACATGGGACAATTACAAATATAAAGATGACCAAGTCCTCTTTTTTTATCAGATCAATCCATTTTAAACTCTGGAAACATTTTATGAAAGATATCTGAAAACCAAACATAAGTATTGTGAAATATTTAACACGTTGATTGATAATATATTAACACAAAAATAATTAAACATTTATTTTTTTATTGACTATAATAGGTGTAAATTCGTATTGTTAAAAATGAACAATTAAAAACTAAATTATAGGAGGAAATCTATATGGGTTATGGATATTATTCAATGGAAGAAAGAACAACCAGGGCTGATACCTTAGGTTATAAAACAAAATCCGCTCGTGAGATCTTCAAGGAAAGGCATCTAAACAAAGAAATGGATCCTAAAGATGTAAAAATCAGAGAATCGCGTGATTCTGATGATCATCCCGAGTCAATCTCTATTATCATCGCCCTTGACCACACCGGTTCAATGGGTTCGGTTCCACATCATTTAGTAAAGGAAGGTCTTCCTAATCTTATGGCTAAGATTATGGATAAGGGAATTAAAGATCCTCAGATTCTTTTCTTAGGAATTGGCGACCACAAATATGACAAAGCTCCTTTACAGATTGGTCAGTTTGAATCCAGTGATCCACTTATGGATAAATGGCTTACAGAAGTTTATCTCGAAGGTGGCGGAGGAGGAAACGGTGGCGAAAGTTATCTTTTAGCTTGGTATTTCGCATCGCGTCATACAGCGATTGATTGTATGGAAAAACGTGGTAAAAAAGGTTATCTTATTACTATTGGTGATGAGCCTACTTTTAGAAGTATTCCCGAAGATGCCATTAAGAATATTATGGGTGAAGTAGCTCCACTTCCTTATGATGAAGAAGATTGGACGCCAGATGATGAGCTTACCGCAGAAGATCTTTTAGCAGAAGCTAAAAGAAAATATGAAGTTTATCATATTCATATTCATCAGACTAAACAGGGTCAGATGGAAAAGAATATCGATAGTTGGAAAGATCTTATAGGTGATAATCTAATTGTAGCTGAAGCTAAAGAAGATATTCCTGACATTATCGCTGGTATTGTTTGTAACAATTTCGGTGAGATTAAATGGTATGGTAATGGAAAACTTGAAGAAGAAAAAGTTGTAACTCTTTAAAAAATAGTTATATGAAAAAAGCTGTAATTGGTCTAGCCTTTGGTGATGAAGGAAAAGGAATGACCGTTGACTATTTGGTTTTCAAATCAGAAAATAAACCTCTAGTAGTTCGCTTCTCGGGCGGACAGCAGGCCGGTCACAATGTTGTAGTTGGTGATAAAAGTCACATCTTTTCTAATTTTGGAAGTGGTACATTAAGAGGTTCGCCCACATACTGGTCAAAATTCTGCACCATCGATCCTGTAGGATTATTAAAAGAAATGGATATTCTTAAAGAAAAAGGTGTGGATCCTATTATCTACATCGACGGTGATAGTCCAGTAACAACACCCTATGATAAATTCCACAATAAAAATAATAAAGTTGACCTGGATCACGGAACCTGCGGACTTGGAGTTGGATCGACAATAAATCGTGAGGAGCATTATTATTCCTTTACTTTTAGTGATTTGTTTTATCCTTGGATTTTAGATACCAAATTAGAGCTTATTAAAAATTTCTACGGAGATATTGATTTGTCTGAACAGGTGGATGAATTTTTGATGTCTTGTTATAAAGTTACAAATGATGATAGCATCAAATCGACATATGGAATTCCCATTGAATATAAAAATTCTGATGATATTATTTTTGAAGGATCGCAGGGTCTTTTATTGGATCAGTGGTATGGTTTCTTTCCACACGTTGCTAGAACTAACACAGGAACAAAAAATATTTTAGGAATAACTGACGATGATTTTCAGTTATATCTAGTTACAAGAGCTTATCAGACAAGACATGGAAACGGACCGATGACAAACAAAGAATTGGATATAGAAATTAAAATCGATCCTAATGAAACAAATGTGAATAATAAATATCAGGGTGAATTTAAAAGAAGCGTTTTGGATGTTTCTTTACTTAAATACGCTATGAATAAAGATGAATATATTAGAAAGTCTTTAAATAAAAATCTGATTATCACCTGCTTAGATCATCTTACAGAATATGTTTTCACATATGATGAAAAGATAATCTATTGTAAAGATGAGAAGGAATTCGTTAAGAAAATTTCTGATATTCTAGGAATTGAAAATGTTTATGTAAGTAGAAGTCATTTTGCTGAAAAAATTGAAAAAATATGAAAATAGAATTAAATAAAAAAGATTTGATATCATTGGTTATGGGAACAACCCCATATTATGATGTTATGGATAATCCATTAGTTAAAGAATGTGGTGAATGGATAGGGGGGATGGCAGATAGATGGAGTTGGGAAAAATACAAATTAGAAAATTTGGATGAAAAAGAACTTTATGATTTGTATTTGATTTGCAAAAATAGTTGGAAATAATTTTAATCCGCATCTTCTTCTGTATAATCATCAGCGTTAAAGAGCATTCCAACTTCTGGTCCTTCTTCTTCCTTAACTTCTTCTACTTTTGTTTGCTTTAATTTGAAGTCAAATAATGATCCTAAAACGCCCATTCTTTTATTGATCATTGGAAGATCCAAGGCTTTTAAGAAACTATTGCAAATTGTTAGAACGGTTTTATCAAACTGAGCGTCATAATCAAAAAAGACTCTTTCTTTTTCTGTTATTTCTGTTGGATGCATTCCTCTTAGATAACCAAATACATTATGTTTATCGTGTTTACAATAATAATATTTTATTCTTCCACCACCTCTAATCATATCGTATTTAGTCTTAAATTCTGAATTTTTGTTAAGCAGATAATTATAGAAAGCCGCAGCCTTTACTCCATAATGAGCTCCAAGGACTGTTTCCAAATCAGTAGTGTCATTAATAACCTTGTCTTGATAATTTGAGCAACCCGTTTGACTTGAAATATTATCTATTTCTTCTAAATCAAATTCTTTTCTAATTTGTTTTACTATCTTTAAAATATCTTTAATATTCAAACTATCAGAGTTGGCGAATAAATATTTAATAAAATCCCAAATACCACCCTTTTGATCCTTACCACGCACAAATGGTGGAGTTTCACTTCTAACAATCTTAATACCAGTTGGTGAAAAATAAGTAAGTGGATCGTAGAAAATGCCGTCTTCCCATCGAATTGATTTGAGATAATTTTTCTTTTCGAAAAAGAGAATTGATTCACTGATTGTTTCCAATTCAAAGTCTTGTTTATTAGCTACGCCAAATCTCTTAGCATAAATGTCTAGAAACTCCGCGTGTTTCTTCTTCATTAAAACTTTGTCAAAATGTAAAATAAATTGAAGTTGATCTCCTTCATATCCACAGGATTCCATGATTGGTTTATAAGAAAAATAGAACGAATCTGTGTCCCCGTACATGGAGACCTTATTCGGACCGTTATAAAACATAGAGTCGTTATCTACACCTTTTATCCATTTTGGATTAGGATCTAATGACGCGACTTCTTTTAAATCAAATATTTTATATTCATACATCAATTCATAATCATCAACTTCACCTTCAATCTTTTTTAATTTATCCAGAGTTAAACTTCTACTCAAAAGAATATCACCAAGCTCACCATTATTGAAATATGGATAAGGTCTATCTATCTTCTTGTATTCTTTATTTAAAAAGTAGTATTTGCCATCTATTTTATTTTTTACAATGAATTCAGTACCAAGTAGATCGTGATTCTTTGTGTCTGCAGCCCATTCATTATAGAAATAATTTTCAGTGCAAACAATCATATATCTAATAAGATCTCTACCCATGGCTGTAATAGCGTTGGCTATTTTTGAATTGGATAATACAAAATATCTGTTAGCAAAAGCACCATATGTAGCATTCAACACAGTTTTAAGTGCCAGCTGCATAGCCTTATTATAAGAATATGAAGCTGTTAAATCTGATACTTTCTTTTTCAGATTCAATATGTGATTTAACTTATCTATTTGCTTTGGCGGATATTCTTGATCTGGTTTGATAGTAAAAGCTTTCTTATAAAGATCTAGTGCATTATCATAATCTTTACTTCTACAATACTGGTCCGCTCTTTTTATTGTTTCGTTATATGATCTATTTGTGAGTGCTACATCTGGCATTAGAATTAAAATATATTTTTATTTATATAAAAGAATTTCATCAATTAGTTTTAAAAATATATTTTAATTGACCAGAATCGTATATTCTATATATTTTACGTTCTAACATTATTTCATGTTCTGTTTTACTCGGATCAAATCCTTCTTTAATTAATTTATCTTTTCTAAAATTAAATCTATAATTTCTTATACCGTTTATAACATAATAATAATTTGGTCGTGTTTTGTGTTCCAATTTAAATCCAAGTTTCTCGTATAAATCACCCTGACTCCAAGATCTATCAGCGTAACTAATTATTTCTAGCGGAACATATTTTTCAATAAAATATTTAAACAAACGACTAGCCCCCCCTACAACATTAGTGTTCAATTTATTACAAAATCTAAGCATTTCATATGTTCCTTCTTTTGATATTTGACCCATAAATTTTCTCAATTTCCCGAAAGTCATCAAAGAAACCAGTTCGTCGTTATAAAATAATCCTATTTTTATTTTAGAAGAAACATTTCCTTGTAAATGATTTTCATCTAGAAACTTTCTAATCAATTTATTATTATTTACTTCTCTTATATCACATTTGCGGGCATAAATTTTATCAGATTTTCCAAGCAAATTTAATATTCTAGATTTAATTATATCTTTTTTATAGAACCAATCGTCTTGATATATATGTATTAGTTTAATGCCTTGTTTTTCAGCCAACTCAGTTTTTTCCTGATGATAATTATTTGGTTTGTGTATTTCATTATGCCAATAAATACCATTAAATTCAAATCCGATTTTTATGTCAGGTAAATAAATATCTATTTCTTTTCCTGTTTTCTTGTCGTTTGATAAAATTATTTTATCATAATTACTTTTAATAAATTCTTTTAACAATATCTCCTGACCACTTTGAGTGTGAGACCCAACTGGATTACAAATTGTACACAAAACAGTTTCTTTATTGTTCTTGGTTCTGTTTTTTAAAATTTCAGAATCGATTTTAAATTGATGTCCCTTGTCACAATACATAATATAATTATAATCCTCGTCTATATCTATAACTCCTTTGTTTTTTAATTTTTCTAATAAATTTTTTTTGTAAACACCGTCTCTTTTTTCTCTGTATTTATTACTGAAATTATTTATAGCTAAATAAAATTTGACTCCATATTTTTCTAACATGGTTTCTTTGTGTTTTTCTATATTATTATAATTTTCATCACCGTATTTCTCTTTTTTAATTCTTTTTACTTCGTCGGAATATCCATTCAATTTTACGTAGTTATCCACTCCATATTTTTTGATACTTGTTAACTTTTTTTTCTTATCGCTACATTTTTTGCAAGTAAAAAAACCATAATGAGAAATGTTCTGATAGTATTTAGCATACATTAAAGAATACTCTTTCTTACAAATATCACAAATAACTTCTATTTTAATATGAGAATTGTTTGTAAGATCTTTAGTTTTTATAAGTAAAGTATCTCCTGTAACAACATACCCCAGATGTTGAAAATACGATTTATTCCTATTGGAAATATTAATTTCTATATTATCATTTTTTATCATAATAATATATATTAAAAATTAAAGGCCCCAAAAGTGGCATTTTATAAAAAAATATGAAAAAAGATTTTATTTAAGAGTAATTTTTTGTGTCTTCGAATTATATCTAATAACATCTTTCAATTGATTATCTTTACTCATGTAATATTCTTCAAAATCTTCGATTGTAACTTTAAAGAAATCCAGAATCTTTTTAAATCTCGCAGAATCAATAGTGTCAGATTCAATCTTATCGCATATATCTTCTATAATTTCTACAAATTGACTCAAATCGACCTTCTGCTCGAAACCTATTCCTACATATTTTTCAAATTGACGAAGATTTCCCACCGTTTGATCATTCAATGAAATTATACCATCTTCAACTTTTATATGTATTCTTACTTCCTCGTGCCATTTAGCGAATATCATATTCAATCCTGGTTCAAATTCATCATCATTCAAACATTTAAAATCGAAATTATCTAAGTATCTTTCAAGAGTATAGAATATTTCTTTATCGCTTTTTAGATTCTTAAATTTTTTAAATGTATGAACTGAAGCTTCTGTTTTAGATGTTTCTTTTTTTGGAACTCTAACCGATGGCAAATTCTCCCAATCTATATGAAGAGCCGCCTCTGCAACTTTTTCTAGATAAGCCATATCTACATATTCACGTACTGAGTGCTCTTTATAAGTACCACTGGATAAATTAGTTACCTCAGGAATAACATCAATGAAAACTGCTGTATCTGTGTACCATCCAGTTTGATCTGGTTTAAACGGAAGACCGTATCTGGCAAATTGATCTGTAAGAGATTCTACAAACTCTTTGCTACAAGTGAATCTAGCCATTTGACGAATTACTATAGAACCTTCATGTTTTCTGTCAAAACAAACAGCTCTTTTAAATTTTTTGAAGAATTCTGGATTCGCTTTCAAAGCGTTCTTTGATCCATATAATCCACCATCTTTAGCAGTTGGTTCTTCACCAGCGAAGAAATAATAAGTTCCAGGAATATTGTGCTCGATCATATTTAGAAGTATTACTACACCCGTTTTGTTATCTCCACCAAGTATTGTACTGCCATCAGTAGATATTATATCTCCTTTTATAACATGATGGACTTTTTCAACTTCCGTAGAAACGGTATCTAGATGTGATGTAAATAAAGTACTACTTTGACCTATTGAAATATAATAATTTCCAAATTCATCTTTTTTAGATCCTTTAGGCATATATTCAGCCAGTGAATCTTCGCGACCGTGTGGAACAGTAAATTGAGTTAATTTCAAAAACATTTCTCTGATATTCATATCTTTATATTATTTTAAAACTATTAGTATTTGTCATTATATATTAAATTCCTAAAATATTTTTTTAATATATAAACCAGAAAAAATAACAAGTTTTAAAATGATCGGGAAAGACGATACAACTATAGAAGAAATTTATAAAAGATTAAAACATATAGTAGATGACGTTTATAGAAAAAAAGGAATGTCATCAATAGACATTAGAAACTATTTCATGAAAAGAAAAAATTTCAATAGATTATTAAAAGTATTAGGGGAATTGAAACAAATATATGATGAAAGTAACTATCCAATAAAATTCGAAAATGAAGTTTATGACATACTATTTTATAGAGTTCTTATGGATAGAATATACTACGAGAAAGACAATCCACAAAACGAAAATCTCGATACTACGTACGAAGATTTTATTTCCGAAAAATAATTTATTTTTTTTTATTAAAACACATTTTATAAATTAAATCAATTCGTTGATGTAGTGTGCTGTGCGGTGTTTTCAATCAATATTTTAGAAAAAAATGATATTTCTATGTGTATATATACCGCAAACTTTTATAAAAAATAAAAATAAAAGTACGAAATACCAATAAAACAAATGAAAGGAGAGATAAAACATTTTAAATGAAAACAATTGATGCGGATGTCTGGCGCACGGAAGTCGCCAATTCCATTAAGAACATGCAACAATTAAAAGAAAGATTAGAATTAAGAAAAGAAGAAAAAATAGAAAATGTAAAAAATCTCCCAGTTAGGATCCCACCATATTTTTTGAAAGTAGTTGAAAGCAGTGATGCTATTAGAAAAACTATGGTCCCAACTGTCGATGAATTTAATGTCTCTGATGAAGAGAAAGAAGACCCCCTCTCTGAAGAGAAGTACAAGAAAACAGATTGTTTAGTTCATAAATATCCGAATCGTGTGTTATTTTTATGCAACACACAATGTTTCGGTTTCTGTAGATACTGTACCAGATCAAGAATTGTAGGAAAAAATAAAAACTATACTAAAACTGATTGGGATAATGCTATAAATTATATAAAAGATCACAATGAAATTTTTGATGTTTTGTTGAGTGGTGGAGATCCATTTATGTTGAACGATGATAAAATAGAATATTTATTAAGTGAATTATCGAAAATATCTCATGTAAAAGTTATAAGGATCGGAACAAAAATGCCGGTTTTTCTTCCACAGAGGGCTAATGATAAGCTTATAAATATTCTAAAAAAATATAAACCGTATATTAATATACACGTAACACATCCATCTGAAATCACTAAAGAGTTTGTAGATTGTTGTAATAAATTATCTATTGATGCTAATTGTATACTAGGTTCTCAAACCGTTTTGTTAAAAGGAATAAACGATGACGCTAAAATATTACAAGAACTTTTTAATAAATTACTAGAAAATCGTGTCACTCCTTATTATTTATATCAAATGGATAGGATAATCGGTGGATCTCATTTTAGATGTGATTTAAATAAAATGATAGAGATTATGCATCAATTAATAGGTTGGAACTCAGGAAGAGCTATTCCAGAATTCGTTGTCGACTGCGAGATAGGTAAAACACCACTTCGATATGGTTATATAGAAAAGAAAGAAAACGACAAATATGAATTAAAAAATTTTGAGAAGAATACGTCTATAGAATATTAAGATTTTAGATTATATAACGTAGGCCGTTATATTTTTATCATTCTCATTAATTACTTTATATCCCATTCTTATGAATAATTCTTTATATATTCTTATTCTCTTTGGATCGGAATTGATTTGAATTTTATCAAATTCTTCTTGATGTTTATCTAAAATAATTTTTAAAGTAGGGAAAATTCTATTCATTTCGAAATTGCCGATGTCATCATGACACCCTCTTCCACTAACAAAAAATCCAATGTTCAAGGTTCTTTCTTTGAATGATAATCTGACTACATAATAAAAATTTTTATCTGTTTTAAATCTATATTCATAGACTTTATCGAAATGTAAGCGTTTTTCAATTTCAAAAGGTCCTTCAATGTTATATGGATTGGAATCGAATAATTCTCTAATTAATTCCAAATCATAATCTATAAAATCTCCTTCTTTAATATTATTTACATCACAAAAACCAGCATTTACCTCAACGACGTATTTAGCTGGTTTTTTTGATATAATACTTTTGATGTTCATAGGCTTAGCTTCTCTAATATCTACAATTTGATATTTGCTATTAACATAAATAATATCAAGTGGAATATAAGTATTTTTCATCCAGAAAGATAGAATTTGATCGCTATCAAATTCAAAAAACATTCCAGCATCATCTGGAAGATCTTTTCTGAACATCAATCCTTTAGCGTTGGTTTCTGCTAATTCTATATTTATTTTTATATTATTTCTTTTAGTAAAAAATGTAAGTTCACCGTCTTTTTTGAATATTGTTTTTTGTTCAAAGACTGCGTATTTCATTAAAATTTCCATTATTGTTGAAGCAGAGGAGTTATTTTTTCAATTATTTTATCATATTCGCTATTTTTTAATTTGACAACTCTCTTTCCTATTGACATTTTTGGATATAAATTTAAAGGAATATTTTTTATCAACATTCTTTTTGTGTTAGTGGATATTATTAACTCAATCGGTTCTTCCCATTGCTCTTCCCCTAAAGGATCATGTGGATTATTTTCATCGTCCATATTTATATTTATGTAATAAAAAGGACCATAGTCTCTTTCACTGTCTTTTTTTCTATAATCCATCAAATAAAATTCAACATCTGTAGCTTCAATGATATTGGGCAGTCCTCTAAAATTATTTATTAATCTTACCTGAATGTCAGCGTTTTTTGCTTTTTTAAGAAACATTGTGAACAATTTTTTTGTTATAATACCTCTACTGAAAAATATGGTAATAAAAATTAAACATATCCCAGCGCTTATTAAAGTAAAAAATTGTTCATTTAGATGGTCGGATTCAAATAAATCATTTTTTAAGGTTTCTTTCTTATTTCTTAGATCTATTATAGCTTGTTTCTTTTGTTCTATTTCTCTTCTTTTACGCTCTCTTTCAGCTATTCTTTTTTCTGCTTTATCGTCTCTTTTTCTTTGAGCCAATCTTCTTTTTCTTTCTCTTTCTCTTCTTTTTTCTGGATTTTTGAACATGGATAATAAAAATAATTTTTGAGCGTACGGCACTTTCATTTTCATATCATTAACATAAAGATCTATTTTAATTTTCTTTTTCCATGCTATCATATAAATATTAAAGATTTTAGGTGGGCCTCCAATTTCTTCTTCCCCATATGGATCATCTTTAGAAAATACTTGCTTTATTTTACGGAGTCTATATCTATATGTATTTCTCCATCCGAGATCTTCACTATCTAAATCTTGAAAAACAAAATTAGTTCTTAGTTCATTTATTATTCTAGTAACTATTTTTATATCAAGAATAGAATATTCCTCATTTATACTTTCAAAATTATCATAGGAATTCAAATATTCCATTATAAAATTTATTTTCTACTATATATAAAAATTAAATTTCGAATTTTTCGAATAATTCTTTAACAGGAGGAAGCGCTTTAAATATTTTTTCTAAAAGATCATTTAAATGTTCATACTCATAAATTGTCTTTACTTTCAATATATCTAATAGTTTATCTTCAACAGTGAGGACATAGTTGCAGCCCCTATTAAACCAAAAGATCATTTGATATATTGTATCTTCTACATTTATAGATAATAAGATAGCCACGCCATCTTTAACTTTTCCGATATAATCTACAACAGATATACTGACCATTTATGAGTTTGCTTTTTTAATATATATAAGAAAATTAAAGTTCGTTTTTTTTCTAACTATGAAAACATTTGAGCAATTTAATGATCTGAGTAAAGAACAAGAAATTAAAAAAAGAATTTATGAAGTAATAAATTATTGTAAATTGAACGGATGGACAAAAAGTATCGAGAATAAGATAACAGAACAAATGCCTTTCAGTAAAAATGATTGTCAAAATTTTCTAAATGCTAATTCACCTAATCTTTATGATAAATTGGGGGATTGGAAAAAGGATACAGAATTAAGAGTATCTAATGGTGTAAAAGAATACGAACCAGCTGCAACTAAGTTTTTAGATTACTATTTTTTAAAAATAATAAAAGAAGCTTTTGGTGATAATAAAAAATTAAAATTATGTGATCTCGGTTGTGGAATTGGAAATGTAATATATTTTTCAGAAAAACTATGTTACGATTCTATGGGAGTTGAAAAACTAGATATTTTTAAAGAAATTTATAAAAAATATAACTTAAATGTAATAGTCGGTGATTTACTGGAAATAGATCTATCATTTCTAAATGATATTGATGTTGTTTATATGTATAGGCCTATATCGGATATCGATAAATTAAATTATTTAGTTGACAAAGTATCTAATAATATGAAAAGTAATAGCATTTTATACTTCAATTTTGCTCCAGGAGTTAAATTCCAAAAATTTGAATTAATGGTTGATTTTTGGTCGTCAAAGATACTAGTTAAAAAATAAAAAATAAAAATGGTCTTAGATTTTAAAGATTTGTATATAAAATATGATGGACATCCAAGATTTCACACGGATAGAATTGTAGAAGATGATGTTGTTGAAGTGATTGTTCAGAAGTTAGAAATGGTTCTATTTACCGTAAAAGGATCTCTTTACGGCGAGCCTAATTTTGGAAGTAATCTCGAGTATTATCTATGGGAAACTAAGGTCCCTTCTTCTGATATAAGAAGTAATATTGCTAAACAAATAGACACTTATGTTCCAGAGTTAAACGAAATTGGATATACTCTATCTGTTGATTTATATGAAGGATCATACAGAGATATTTTATATTTAAATTTTATTATAAAAGGCTATAATTATCAAATGTTATTAAAATGATGAACAACGTCAAAACATATGAAGAATTTAATGAGGCTATTATTATAAATAAGCCTGATGATAATATCCCAGTTGTGGTTAATAAAGAATATTTTACAACGGATGAAATTAAAATGCTGGAGAATAATGAAGGATTTGAATTTGATCACATAACCAAACAAAAAGCTGTAAGTATAGCTGGAAAATATAGATTATCAATTTATAAAGTAAAAGAGGGATTCTATATTTATAGAATAAGAAACATGGAAAAAATTAATAATCCAATAATATTTGATGAAGTAGCTAATAATATTATAGATTGTTTAAATGGTCTTGATAATTTTTTATGGGAACAAAGTAAAAAAGAAAAAGAAGAATTAGACAAAAAGAAAAAACTAACTTATGAGGAAGATGAAACTACTACAAAGAAAGAAAAACCTCCAGTATTCAGTGGTTATCCCTTTAGTGGAAAAGGAAGTTTAATAGAAAAAAAAAATATATAAACATGAAAAATTTAAAAAACAGAGACAAATTTTTATTCGAACAGAATAACGATCCTTTCAACGAAGAAAGAGAAGATGAGAATGATGTTACACAAGATGATGTAGCATGGGTTAGTGCTGATTGGAAAGATACAGAAGAACTTATAGATGGTTTTAGAGAAGCCCTAGAAAAATTTGGGCTTCATATGTATGAAGATCCAGATTTTGATGACACTGACTCTTATGGATTTATAATATCCAAAACAGAGCTTTCTGACAATCAAATAGAAGCTTTATCCAGAGCGCACAATCAAGATTTTTTTGAAGATTGATAACATCATAATTTATTTAAACATTTCTAGTTGGTTATCATATATTATAATGATAACCAACTTTTTTATTCATGGCGGATTTTATAGAGATAGTAAATAGAATATTTATTAATAAGAAAGCATATAAAGAAATATCAGATAAAGATAAAATAGACGCTTTCTTTAAGATAAATAGTAAATTTGGAAAACAATTTCCCGAAACAGCTCAACAATTCAATCACAAATCAATAGATAAAGCGTCGGCCATTGACATGTGGTTTGATTTTTTTAAAAACGATCACAGAATTCCAGATTGGTATTGGGATCCAAAAGATAGAATTAAAAAAACAAAGGCTACAAAAAAGAGCAATTATGAAATTATAAAACAACGCGAGGAACTAAAAGATTATGAATTGGATTATCTAGAGAAATATTATGAAGATGATTTAAAAAAAGAAATGAAAAAAGTTAATAAATTTGAGCAATGATGAATATAGAAGATAAAATCTATGTAGCCGGACATAAAGGTCTTGTAGGCTCAGAAATATGTAAAAAACTAAAAATGCTCGGTTATCAAAATATAATTACAGCCACTCATAAAGAATTAGATTTGACTAGACAAGATTCTGTTGAACATTTTTTTGAAATGATGAAACCAGATTACGTATTCCTCGCAGCAGCAAAAGTTGGTGGTATATACGCTAATTCTACATTTGCTGCAGATTTTACATATGAGAATTTAATGGTTGAATGCAATGTAATAAAAGCGTGCCACGATTATGGAGTGAAAAAATTATTATTTTTAGGATCTAGTTGTATTTATCCAAGAAATTGCCCACAACCAATAAAAGAGGAATATTTTTTAACAAGTCCTCTCGAGAAAACAAATGAAGGATATGCCATAGCTAAAATAGCTGGCATAATAATGTGTCAAAAATTCAATTTTCAATATGGAACAAATTTCATATCGGTAATGCCAACAAATCTTTATGGAAGTGCCGAACATGATAATTATGATCCAAAAACGTCTCATGTCTTGCCTGGTATGATATACAAATTTCATAAGGCCAAAATGGAAAATTCACCAACAGTTGAATTGTGGGGGACTGGATCGCCGCTTAGAGAATTTTTACATGTTTCTGATATGGCAGATGCTGTAATATTTTTGATGGAAAATTATAATGATAATGAAATAATAAACATTGGAAGTGGAAGAGAAGTTTCCATTAAGAAACTAGCATCTATGATAAAAGAAATAGTTGGATATAAAGGTGAAATAGTTTTTAACGCTGATTATCCCGATGGAACTCCAAGAAAGATTATGGATTCTACAAAATTAAGAAATTTAGGTTGGGAACCACGTATTGATCTTTATGATGGAATAGATAATTTATATCAAGAATTGGTAAAAATTAAAAAGTTTGACATATGAAGTATAGAGAAGAAATGGATAACATTTTTTCTGATTTAAATATGATGGTAGATAAAGTGATGAATTATAAATAATTTTTAAATTTTAAGCATTAAAAAACCGACATAAAAATCGGTTATACCGAGAACGAAGTGGAAGCCGGAAGCGGAACAGCTGAGGTATATGCTAACGGTTACGGTTATTGGGGAGATATCTATATCACTATTCCCGAAAATGGTTACGATGGTGTGATGGTTTATTGGGCAAAGACGAAGGACGGAACCCAACAACCTATGATGCAACTTATGTCAAAGGGGAAACCCGTTGGTTTAGAAAAGCCAATTAAATAGGTTTATCAGAAACGCATTAAAAAACCGAATGCTGGACAATACATGTTGTATCCACACCAATTTACATTAACGGAATACTCAACATAATTATCGATAACAAAGGTGCCTTTTTTAACTTCGTCCTCCTTTTTGCAACCGCTTGTGGAAAACACCATAAATATTCCGACCAACGCAATCAAAAATAGTCCGCCTAATCTTTTCAAGAAATTTCTCATAATTTTTGGATTTTTTTTTAAATAATTAATTTATTGCTTTTTATATAAAGTTAAAAAATAAAAGTTTAATTTTTATTAAGATTGTATGAAAAAACAACATGTTTAAAATAAAAATATGTTGTTTTTTGTTTTTAAGACCACCTTTGTATAATATATACTCAAAAATAAGTTTTATAAATATGAAAATTTTTACAAAAGAAAACGTTTCAGAAATAAATGAAAAATATAATATGGGTCATCCAATATCAAGGTATGATAATCTATGGTTTCAAAACAATCACGGTTTAAGAAAATCTGGAATTAAATATTTTTTAAATAATGAAGAGCTAATCGAATACGCAAAATGTTATAATGGCGTAGAGTATTTTATAGAAAAATATTGTAAAATATTTATTCCTGGAATTGGAATGTCTGATGTTGTATTGAGAGGTTATCAAAAAGAAGCAATAAAACATTATAAAGACAATAGATTTTCTATATTTTTAAAAAGCAGGCAAATGGGTATTCAAACTATTTTAGGACTGATGTTTTTACACGAAATATTATTCAATGAAGATAAACATATACTCATCTCTTCTTATAAGACTCTGGAATGTAAAGAAATTTTTAAAATAATAAAAAACGCATACATGGCATTACCCTTCTTCTTAAAAGTTGGTGTATTTAATTGGAATGAAAAATATATATCTCTAGAGAACAAAAGTCATATATCTTGTGTTGGAGGGGCAAAAGAAATAGCGTTTGGATGCTCTTACGACATTATATCTTTAAATGATTTTTCAAGATTTCACAACGCTGAACATATCTATAATTCTGTAGTTCCAATTATATCCAATAAAAAAGATTCAAAAATTGTAATCAATAGCGGTCCAAATGGACTTAATTTCTTCCATGAATTAGTTCGAGATTCAGAACGCCCAGATTTAGATCCAAAGAAAAATATGTTTTCCACTATGAGAATCCATTGGTGGCAATTTCCAGGAAGATTGGATACTAAATTAATATTCACGGATGATAAAAGATATCCAATTGAGCATGTATTAAAATATTTAGAGGATCAAGGATTAGAATTTTATGAAAGAAAAACAAAAGATGAAACTGTGTTTTTCATAAAATATGATCATAAAAATCCAAAGACTGATATATCTTCAATAAGACAAATTAAAATATTTGATTTTTATTTAACAGATATTGCAAATATAACAAACTGGCGAGAAGAAACAATAAAAATTTTGGGAAGTGAAATATTGTTTCTCCGAGAATATGATATGATGTTTATTTGTAACGAATTAGAATATAAAAATATCAAAAGAACAGAAATAATAGATAAAATACTGGGAGAATAACACCATTTCATTAGTTCTGGTGAAGTTTCTTTAGTTGTTTGAGACAATCTACATTTCATTAAAACTATTCCTATAATCATTCAAAATGGTTTTATATTTTTTCATTTATGTTCTTTAATATATAACAGAAAAACTATTTTCCTAATGAAAATTCTATCAGACAATCCTCCAGAAAATCCACAAGGATATTTTAAAGTTCATAAACTTACTTTACAAAATAAAAAGAACGGACAAGTTGTAAGAGAATATCTAAACTCTAAAGATGCTGTATGTGCTGTAGTTTTTGATTCTATAAAAAATAAATATATTTTCGTAAAACAATTTCGACCAGGACCAAAAATACCATTGATAGAATTGTGCGCTGGAATGGTTGATAAGGTCGGTGAAGCAGAAATAGAAACAATGAAACGTGAAATATTGGAAGAGATAGGTTATCAAGTAGATACTATAAATCTTTTAGTAAAAACTTATTATACAAGTCCTGGAAAAACTAACGAAAGAATGACAACATATTTTGTTACAGTTTCTAAAAAAATTGCACAAGGTGGTGGATTAGAGAGTGAGAACGAAGAAATAGATATAATTGAGTTAACAAAAGAAGAAATAAAGAAAACAGAATTTGTAGACGGGAAAACATTGTTAGCTCTCGCCGTTTTAAAATTAAAATGATTAATTATATTAAGAAATGATATACAAATATAAAGAATATACTGAATCATATAATAACATATGTCCTTTTTGTCTAAACAATTATTTAGATAGAATGAGAATTGATAATTCTATTTTTGAAGGAGTTGAAAATAAAGTTGATATAAGAAGCATGTCCATATTAGTTCCAACTCATGGGTGTGTTAATTCTTGTAAATTCTGTGTTTCTAAGATTAGTCAACTAAAAGATGAATATAAAGATTTATCAAAAGATGAATTGTTCGAGGAGATATACTTTAAACAATTCGAAAAAGTAAATGAAATGGGGTGTAGATACGCTATTTTAACTGGAACAGGTGAACCTATTCAAAATAAATCTTTTCTAGCTATGATAGGAAGAATGAATAAAAGATTGGAAGAACCTTTTAAGCTCGAAATTCAAACATCTGGGGTTATGTTAGATGATGCTAATTTAGACTTCTTAAAAAATGAAGTTGGTGTATATCTTATATCTCTTTCTGTATCTGATATGTTTAGTGATGTTTCAAATGCGTCGTTTATAAGAATAAAACCGCGTTTACAATTTGATTTAAAAGATTTATGTCATAGAATAAAAGCAAAAGGATTCATTCTTAGAATGTCTATAAATCTTGTAAATGTTTATGATAAATACACTCCCGAACAAGTTTTTGAAAGGATGAGAGATCTTAAGATCGATCAAGCCACTTTTAGAGTTCTTTGGGCAGGACACGACGACAATGAAATAAGCAGATGGATAAAGAATAATAGTGCTGCTCAGAATTTTATTGATGATGTTAAAATATATTGTCAAGATCATGGAAAAACTACTACAGCTCAATACACAAGATATCAAGTGGGAAATATAACCGTCGTTATTGATTCCGATTGCATGGCAGAGCATTCAGTGGGTGAAATAAGATACTTGATACTTCGCAGTGATTGTAATTTATATACAAAGTGGGATACTGCTACAAGTATTTTCAAATAAATTTTTTTATTTTAAATTTTTGTTTTAATTTTGTACAAACTAGAAAAATTGGAATGAAAAAAATATTTAGACAAGTCGTCATTTGCCTTAAAATTTTTTTATTTTAAATTTTTGTTTTAATTTTGTACAAACTAGAAAAATTGGAATGAAAAAAATATTTAGACAAGTCGTCATTTGCCTTATTATATATATATACCGTGTTTAATCTTATTAAACACTATTGCGGTATTAGTAGGGTTAAATCCATCTACTTGGTGGGTTTGCGGCATCTGTATAGGTTTATCTTTCATTTTTTATATGTATATGGGTGATTGGATAGGAGAAAAAATAGAACAGCGTAAACGCCGCCGAGAAGCACGTGCACACCCAAGAATTATCTGGGAAAGAGCAGAGCAGCGCGAGGTAGGATTGGATGCATATCGTCTAATGTTAGAAAGACAGCGAAGAAATTTAGAAAAACTAATCCATGAACAAGAAATGAAAGAAAGAGCATCCAGAACACAAGGACAGGTTATATCTCCAAAAGATCCTTATGGTGAAGAAGATTGGGAAAATTAATTTTTTTATTGAATAATTTTTTGTATTTTTGTTAAGATAGTTTGGAAAGAAAAAATAATATGTTAAAAACAGGACTTGAAAAACCGATAGAAAATTTAGAAAAATATTTTCAAGATAAGTTTGGAAATGTAAAATTTGAAGAACTTAATGATGAAGATAAAAAAGAATATTTGAGAATAAAAGAAATTCTTGATAAAACTAGATTTTTGAGATGATTATAGATTTTTTATATGATCTATTTTATGGAATAACCATCATACAAGCCATAATGTTCTTCGTTTGTGGTTCGGTATTATTTCTAACATTGTTTTCCATCGTAATAAATTTTGTTGATTGGTTAACTCAAATAATAGCCTACGCAAAACTTGGATGGCTTCAGTTCAAATATCCAGATTTCGATGAAAAAATATTGCGCGTGAAATTTGATATTTATGTAGTTGGTTTTCCAAGCGGTGAGATTTTTTATGTTAACAGAAGGAAATTAAATAAATTAAAAAGAAAAGATTTGGTAAAATGGGATATTGAATATCTATGCTATACATTTGAAGATGAAAATTCGGAGAAAGTTCAGAAAATAGTATCACCGATAATAGTTTTCAGATATGAAAAGAATTATTATAATCTAGATTTATAAACAATTAAAAAACAAAAAAATGTCAAAAGTAAGAAAGTTTGGAAGAGTTGAATTTGAAACAAAGGGATTCAAGGTGGTTCCTTTATTCAAAAACGAAAAACCCAGTGGTAAATATGGAATCGTCGCTGGTAAATATCTCGTATCTGATGTTATGTCAAAGAAAGAAGCAATTGATAAGCTTTCTGACGAAAATTTCAAACCAAAGAAAAAGAATAAGAAATTTGATTTCTAATGATTCCTCATTTCAGGATACATAAAATTGATTATAGAAGATATGTGATCAAACGTAAAATTTGGTTATTGTATCCTTTATATCATATGAAAGTTATGACAAAGAATGAATTCTTTGGAGATCTAACTTCATATGGTGAGTATGTCATGGGTGAGCACGAAGCTACATTCAATACTTTGGATGAGGCTTATGATGCTCTCCATGTTCATGCTATGATAAAAGGATATCCTGAAGTTATTTTGAAAGTTGGAGAAAAATATTAATCTTTCCATTCCTCCTCACCGTAAGGATCCAGCTTTATATTCTTTTCTGTTTCTTTGTCATACGGTCTAACATGGTGTTGATCTGCGTCCAATAAATCGCCATCGTCAAAACATATTCTATATTTTCCATCATCTCTCATACTAACAAATGTTGCTGTTTCTCCGTTGTGATCGGACTTAGGGTTTACATATGTAATTTTATCACCTTCTTTAAGTTTTTTCATTAAAAGATCGACTAAATCAGAAACATTATCTCTACGATTTCTTCTTTTTTCGCGATATTTTTCTAAATCGCCAAGCACCACTTGTTCTAAATCTCTTCTTTTTTCTTCTCTAATACGTTTTCTTTCAGCTCGTTCTTCTGGATCAAACCAACCGAATTCTTCGAAAGTTTTTAAATAAATCATAGGTTATACATTTTTTCTCCATATATAATAACCATCACGATCACCACTAAATGTATATCCCGAAACCGATGTTATTATTCTTTTTAGCTCATCGATAGTTAAAAGATTCTCAAAAGAAAATTTAAGATCTTCTTTATTTACAAAAGATATTGGTTTAAGATCTATACCGAAGATATTAATATTATTTGGAAGATTGGAATAAAATTCATTCATAGAAAGATTTACGATATTACCACGAACAACCGTTTCCAATTCTTGTTCTCCAAAAATCATAGCGTTAAATTGAGTTCTACCGTTATTTAAAATATCGCCAGTTAAATCATTAACTTTAAATATATGTTTTGCTGGATCATCTATATCTATATAATTCTCATATGTATTAAAGAATATGGATAATATATTTTTATGTGCTTTTCCAGCTGGTTCTAAACCATTTAAAAATTCATCAATTTTTAATCCTGGTATAACCAAACTTTCAAAATAATTATTCCAAGTTTTTATCATATCTTTCATTTATTTTATATTCCAAGAACATCTAAAACATTCTCATATTCTATTCTATCTTCTTTTGACATTTTATTTTTTAGATAATCTGACAATTCTATATATTTTTTACGTGTCATTACAACATCACCCTTATCAGTTTTAATATGATATATGGCGGTGTTAATATCGTGAATATATCCATCAACCTTATCATCCTTATATTTATTTACAATTTTAGACAATTTTTTCAAAGATTTGATTTTTCTCTTATCAGAAATTATATCTTTTAACCAATATTTTAAGCCAGCATAACCAAAATAAGCGAGACCCAAAGATATGACAATTATTAAAGCCGCTCCTTCTATTAATTCACCTAGAGTTATAACTACATCCATTCCAAATATCTGGAACTCTTCGTTTACTTTTTCGTAATCTTTAAATCTTTTTATTTCCATCATTGAAGCTATATATTAATATTTTTAATTGTCTTTTATAAAATGATAAATTTGATCTACATAAGTTAATTCCGATCTAATATCAGTTCTCAAATCACCAGAATATATATGTTGTCTAAGCTCTTTTTCAAACAAATAATCAATTTCATCCTTTGTCATCTGTTCCATTTTTTGAGTTTCATCGGGTGTCGCTAATCTTTTCTTTTTAAGATCTCCATAAAAATATACTATAAAAGGAGTGTGTGTTATTTCCCCTTTATCTCTTTTTTCTATGAATTTTTTTTGATATTCGCGATAAGCGTAGTGTTGATCACGTGGTAAAAATTCCAACATGTGTTTCAGACTTTCTTCATCATCCTTGATTTTTTCTTCTTTTGTTCTCTTATCTTCTAATTTTCTAAAATATCTTATATCGCCTATTAAATAATAATTTCCACTATTACATTTGATAAAAACATCATAGATTGGTTTTTGACCAAAGTCACCTGTTCTATTTGTTAATACTTTATATAAATTTTCTTTGATCAGATCGTCTTTATTTATATCCCACTGCTCTTCACCATAAGGATCTTCTTCCGTTACCATTGTTTGCATATCAACATTTTTCTTATCTAAATCTTTCATAGATCTAATTCTCGATGGAAGTTCTTCCCTCCATTTTTTACTATCAAATTCTTCAAATATTATTATCATGATGGTTCTATATTTTTTTTCTTTCCAAGTCCTATGAAAGGAACGTTCTCGGCATCCTTTCCATAAACGTATGTATTTACTTTTTTTTGTCACTTTTCTATTTTGACATTATCTATAAAATCATGCTGGCTCTATATCTTTTTTATCTCTCAGACCAATAAAAGGTATATTTTCTGTGTGTTTATATTTTTTATTATATCTAATCTGATTTGCTTTTGTTATAATATCCATTTCATTATACCAATCTTCTTCACCATAAGGATCTTCTTTTTTCTCTTCATGAAAATATTTTTCAACATAGAAATCTTTTATCTTTTTATATAAAGATTTAGCTTCTAATCTATATCTCTTACTAAGACTCGTATAAAGAATCCAAACCAAGAATAAAATGTACACCTCTTTATATGTCACTGGAGATATAAATATTTCTTTAGATATAGCCAAAGAAGCTAATATTGTATAAAACAATAAATTTTTCACAGGTGAGAAAAGTTTATCTATATTATTGGAAATCTTAGCTATAGCAATCAATTTTTCTTCATCGGATAAGTTTTTTACTTTTTTTTCTGTATATTTTATAATAGGCCAACTTATAAATTCTGAAATTTTGTCGACAAAACAATCAGCTTTATCACCTATTTTACCCCAGTTTATTTTTTCATTAATATAAATATCGAACTTTGTTATCATAATTCAATTTTATATTTTAGAAGTTCTTTATCAAAAGTGTAAGATTGTGTATCTCTGTTTAGGTTATATCTAAGACCATTGTTTTGCGCATCGAAAACATATAAGTCTTGTCTATTTGTAAAAGAAAAATAATCAACTCTATATTCACCAGGATTACTTATATTACTGAAAATATATTTATCTCCTGTTTGAAACATCTTTCTGTAAGTCTTACATTGTAATTTTTTATTTACTCCATTTAATTTAAAACTTATATCAACTCCTCCTTGTGTGTCAACTCTTTGACCGGGTTTACTTTTAATAACATCTGTTATGTTTCCAAGTTCTGATAATGTTCCTAAAGTTAAGCTTTCGCTTAAATTTCCTATGTATGTTGATGTGGCAATTGCCCCCATTATTTTCCAAAAAACTCTTAAATCTTTTTCAGGCATAAAAATATATTTTCCATACTTGTTTAATATGACTTTAAATCTTTCTAATTCTTCAAAATAATTTGTTTGAAAAGTAAATATTTGTTCATTTTTTATCTGATCTGTTGATATCCAATAATTTACAACGTTTATAACATGCATGAAACTAGTATAATGTGTGTTAACATAATTTAATAACGACCATTTTGGATCCATATTACTATAAACTGAAGTATAAAACTCTCTTATTTCTTTACTCATAGGAGCCTTTTCTAATGACACATTAGTATTTATAACGCCATAATTACCATCAGATAAAAGTTTTCCCCATTTACCCTCATTTTGATAAAGTCTCCTCATCAAAAAGTTAATGTGATCGGAATATGATCGTCTAAACTTCTCAATAGCAAAAAGTTTTCTAAATACACCGCTATCTTCAAATTTTTTGTATTCCATGATTTTTATTTTTCTTCAGCCAATGATAAGAATTTTGGAGCGACTACTAATTTCCTATCATCTTCATCGAATATGAGTTTGCATTTTCCATCATCTCTTGCACTAACAAAAGTGGCTATTTTATTGTAGTATTTTGAGCCATCTTTTTTATAAATTACTTTATCTCCTTCTTTGAATCCAGGTTTTCCTACTGCTGGTGCTGGTCCTGGTCTATCTTCTGCTTTAGGGGCATCATCCCATGTTGGCATTACAAAATCTTCCTTCATTATCCAAGTGCTACCATTACTTAAATATTGATAACCTTTTCCATCTCGAAGACTGAATGTATCAAAGTGATCAAGAGCATCAACCCCCATTCTATAACTTTTCTTTGCATTATATAAAAGACAAACCATATTTGATGGTCTTTGACCATATCCTCTACCGCCAGCTGCGTCAGCACAGATCCAACCGCGTTGTTTAGCAAACATTAAAAACAATTCCCTATCCTTATCATAACGCGAGTAAATATACTCCATATAAGTAGCTCCATATGGTTCTACGAGTCTCCAAATGTTAGCTCTACCTAATAATTTTTTATTATCATCCAATAATATCAACATCTGAACAACATGTGGATTGTCAACGAACATTTGCATTTCTCTTCCTTTACTATCACCCTGCATACACGATCCGTTTAAACTTCCACCGCCTTTAACATAATTTTTACCATTATACCAGAAACGCATATCTTCACCCGATACTAATCTTAATTTATTAGATAATCCACTTATACAAATATCATAAGCTCCTTTTAATCCGTTAACATATATCTCAACTTCTTTATCTGTTAGATCTTTATTTAACATTCTAAAGAACTTTCCAATCTTTATTTGTTGACGAAGTCTTGATTTATAAGGATTTTCATCTTTCTCCAATCTTTTGAATTTATCTAATGGTAAATAAGAAACTACATCGTTTTTATCTGTTGTGTCAAAATAAGATTGTGTCATAAAAGGAGTTTTTAGTCTGAAATTTATTCTCGATAAGAGCATTGATAGGGGTGAGCTACATTTAAAAGGTATCAGCTCGTTATTTTCAACTTTCTTCAATAACTCATCAATATTATCTCCTTCTTTTGGACGTGACAAAGACGCACGATTTATAGTATAACTATTTTTATATTTACCTATTTTCATCAATTGGCTATCAAAATCAACCATAAATTCTATATCAAAAAAATCTCTTGGTTTTGCACCTTTTATATTTCTTATTATACCTATTTGTCCATCTAAATTCAAATTCATGTAACTACCTTGAGTTATGACATATTCACCCACCTTATAATCATAATTAAATTCAGTTATTTCATCTTGTAAATTCTTAACGTCCAGTTTTCTCTTTTCTATTTCTTCTGGAGTTGCTTCTCTTACATAAGATTTCGGAAAATAATAACCAGCTGGTTTACCAATGAGATAATTTATATCATAAAGATATGACGAAAAATTATTTAAAAATTGAACACCGTATTGTTTTCTGTAACCTACTTGATCTTGAATATCACGAACGACTCCTATTTCATTCTTCACTACCACACCATTATAATTTCCATCAACAATAACAACATCACCTAATTTAAAAACTATTTTAAGACTATCTAATTCACTTTTAATTTTATTTAGTTTTTTCGCAACTCTTTCTTTTTCTTCCTCGGTTGCTAAACGCATATGGATTTTATCAACGTTCATGCCAGATCTATTCTTTGGAATGCCATCATAATCGCAATTCATGTTTTTATCAAATCGATCTAAAAAACCAATCCAATAAATTTCATTATTTTTTTCATTTCTATCTGCTGGATCTAGTGATCCTTTTCCAGCACTATAATAAACAACTCCTACTTCACCATCGAGATTTACTTCATTTCCACCCACATATCTATTTTTAAGCCTTCCGACACCTACAATAATATCACCTTCTTTATATTGGGCATTTAACCTCAACGCTTTATTTCTCTTTTCTTCGCCAACGGTTTTGATAATTTTTTCAAATTCTTCTTTATTATTTGTAGATATATTTTCTAATGGAACATAGAAACAATGTCCTGGTTTTCCAATATCTTTAAATCCAGCATGAAATTTTTTACTAAAAGATTTATCAAATTCTACAAGAATATTTCCATATTCTTTCATTGATATAATTTTACCTGTTTGATATTCTAGATTTACACCATCAAACTCTCCGCATGTCATTACACTGTCACCTATTTTGAGATCAGATCTTTTAATCTTATTTTTAACGTTGGCTTCATTTAAGAAAGAATTATAATTTTTTATCATGACGCGATTTACTTTTTAAACAATGTTAGTTATTCACTATATATAAAAAAAACGGAATCATTTTTTTTTAAAAATGAAAGATAAATTAATTTTTAATAACAAAATAGAAGTAAGGCGTTCGCCAATTCACGGCTGGGGAGTATTCGCTAAAGAAGATATTAAAGCTGGGGAAATATTAGAGGAAACATATTTTTTAATCATTCCAATGTCCGCCAATGAATCGTCTTCAATTTTTATTGATTATCGTTTCAATTTTCCGCGAACCAGACCCCTTTATCAAGTAATACCATTTGGATTTGCCTGTATTTATAATCATTCAGACAAAGCAAACGCTGGTTGGGAAACTGACGAAAATAACGACTTGTTCGTTTTCTTCGCTATAAAAGATATTAAAAAAGACGAAGAAATTTGTACATATTATGGAAATGAAAACTATTGGCGCGATGGTCGCTCTCACACTAAAATAATATAATCATGGATAAAACACACCACAAATTAAAATTATACAATGGAGATCATGCCATTGTAATGGAAGATGATAATATCAAAACATTAGGAAGCCACAATTACAATTTTATATTTAACAAGAAAAATGGTTTTTTTGTTAGATGGGGCAAAACAAAAGATGATGATGGGGATCTAGAATTAGGACTTCCAGAAATAGCTGATATAGAAATTTCTACCGTTTGTAATGGAGTTAAAGGTCTTTGTAAATTTTGTTACAAAGAAAATAATCCAAAAGGAAAAAATATGTCTTTTGAAACCTTTAAAATCATATTGGGCAAACTCCCTCCAACAGTAACTCAAATCGCACTAGGAATAGGAAATATAGATGGAAATCCCGATCTATGGAAAATAGTTGATTATTGCGTCTCAAAGGGAGTTATACCTAATATAACAATAAATGGTGCTAGAATGAATGACGAATCATTTGATAAAATAGCTTCTTTTATGGGGGCGTGTGCTGTTTCTAAATATGACAAAGATGTTACTTATAGAGCTGTCAAAGAACTGACTGACAGAGGATTGAAACAAACAAACATTCACTTCATGTTAAGTGAAGAAACTTTTGATGACGCTATGGAAACTTTAGATGATATCAAAAAAGATAAAAGATTGAGCAAATTAAATGCCATAGTTTTTCTTTCGCTTAAAACTAAAGGATGTGCTAAAACTGGTTTTCTACAACTAAGTCAAGACAAATTTAAACAACTAGTAGATAAGGCGATTGAAAATAATATACCAATTGGTTTTGATAGCTGTGGCAGTCTTAAATTTTTAAAAGCTATAGAGGACAGGAAAAATTATGAATCCATGGCTATGATGGTTGAGCCGTGTGAAGCTACTATATATTCAACATATATATCTGTTGATGGAGCTTATTTCCCCTGTAGTTTCTGTGAAAACGAAGATTGGAAAGAAGGATTATCTGTTATAAAATGTAAAGATTTTTTAAAGGATATATGGTACAACGAAAAAACAATAAATTTCAAAAAAAGACTTATTAAATGCGGAAGGGACTGTCCGATTTATAAAATCTAAAAATAATATATAGTATAAAAAAATATCGGAGAAACGATATGAAAATAAGAAATGGTTTTATAAGTAATAGCAGTAGCTCATCTTTCATTCTTGTGTACATACCAGATGACTTTGATTATGATTCACATGTAGAATATATGCTTGACAAATATCAAAAGAAAGGTCCTAAAAATTATGAACGTTTTAAAAAAGATATTGTTTTTTTCAAAAAGAGTGGAATAGATGACTTCGTTAAAAAGGGAAGAATGGGTCAATTCGCAGTTGATGATCTAGCTTTTTTCTTAGAAGATTATGTTGTTTATCAAACTACATTAGATTATGAAGGATATGACACCATTAAAAGAATTGATAAGAAATTTTTAGAAAAAATCGACAAAATGGCCGATTTATCAAAAAATAATATAGAAAAATATAAAGAAGTAGCAGCTTCTAAAAATAGAAAAAGACAATATCTAAAAGACAAAATGAAACTCTACGATCCATATGGTGAGGAAGAATGGGATGAAGATCTTGATAGTATAAAAGATCCATTAGAAAGAGGATCGATTGATGAGTCTAATAGAATAAAAAAATTTAAAGAATTATGAAAATAAGAACTGGTTTTGTTAGTAATAGTAGCGGTTCTAGTTTCGTTTTAGTGTATTTGCCAAAAGATTTTGACTTTGATATCGCTATGGAATCCTTTTTAGAAAAATACAAAGGAAATAAAAAGCACAATTATATGATCAAAGAAATTGATGGATTGACGAAACACGATGTCGATAATTTTATAAAACATGGCATTTATCATCAAGGTGAGGATGATAATAATTTTTATTCATTAAGCGCATTTTTTAATGATTATACTGTTTTTGTTGCTTACGAGGCTTGTCTTGAAGAAGGTGGAATTATTAAATTAATAGATGATAGAATATTAGATAAATCAGTTGAAATTGATAATAAACATAGAGAAGATTGCATCAAATATAAAGATGCTGTAAAGGACAGAAAGATAAAAAGAGAAATTATAAAAGACAAAATGAAAGGAATCGATCCTTATGGCGAAGAAGAATGGGATGATGAAGATAATATTGTCGAATCCTATAGAATAAGAAGATTTAAAAAGTAATAATTAATTATGAAAATAAGAACTGGTTTTGTAAGTAATAGTAGCTCAACAAGTTATGTGGTTTTTCTACCAAAAGATTTTGATTTAGAAGATTATATGGCAGAGTTCACTAACGAGCAACTTGAGCAAATGGGGAAATGGGCCGATTGTTCATTTGAAGAATTAATAGAAAGATCTCTTGCTGAATTTCAAAGAGCATTGGACGCTAGAGATTCATCAACATATCAATATGGTGATGATTATGGAATATTTGAATTCTTTGAAAAATTATTTGAACAATTAATTATATCTGCTGTTGAACAAGGTGGTGATGGTGAAGGAGTTATGAAATTTGTCAGACAAGAAGATCTTGAAAATAAAATAAAATACAAAGCAGATCCAGAAAAGAAAAAGAAAAGAGAAGCAAAAAAAGAAGAGTTGAAGAAAAAATATAAGGACGTAGACCCATACGGAGAGGAAAAATGGGAGGAAGAAAATATAATTAAAAGATTTAAAGATCTATGAAAAAGAAAAGGGGAGTTTTTTAACTCCCTTTTTTATATTTACTCTCCTTTCTTACTTTTCTTTTTTTTCTAAAGGCATCAGTTCGACCGTTTTTGGCTTGAACTTAGAAAGAGATATAATTAATTTTTCATCTAATTTGTTTTTCATGTGTTTACATATATCATCAATCCATCTATGTTCCAAAGAAGCCCAGTAAGCATTTCGATTTTTTTCTCTAAAATCCTTTTTTGTATTATATTTTAAAGCTTCTTCCTGACATTTTTCTTTTGTCCATTTTCTATGACCACCACCTACACCACCAGTTTTAGCTACATTTAAAATTATCCATCCATCGTTTTTATATTTTCTCTCATATTCGCCCTCTTTAATTGTAGCCTCTTTTACATCAATGTAATCGGTTAATTGTATTAAGGTCGGCTGTAATCCTGTTTCTATTATATGTTTAGTTACTTTATCGTTTTCTTTTTGTTTTCTTTCTTCGTCTCTTCTCTTCAAATTAAAAGTTAACCCAATATAAACACATTTATCAGAAAATTCGTAAGCATATATACAACGATTATATAAATCCCCCAATAATTCCATGTGTGAACAGAATTCATCTAACCAATTATTTGTTCTACATAATATATAAGCCATTCCAGATTTTTTTTGAAATTCACTTCTATATTTATATTTCAAAGCCTCTTCTCTACATCTTTCTTTTGTCCAATAATTACGCGGTTTTCTAATTTCGATCATATGTGAACAAATTTCATCCAACCACCCGTTGCGTAATGATTTTAGATAAGCCCCACATTGATTTTTATAAAAATCACTTCGATATTTATATTTTAAAGCTTCATCTTTACATCTTTCTTTTGTCCAATATCCATTAAGTTTTCTTAACATTTATTTATTATATTTTTCCAGAATTTTACCTATTATTGGATTTCGAACTATATCTTCTTTACCGAATTCTATAAAACCCATACCTTCAATTCCTTTTAAATTATCGAAAGCATATTTTAAACCAGATTCATTTGGGTTTTTAAATCTATCAATTTGATTAATATCTCCAGATAGAATATATTTACAATTATATCCAATTCGAGTCAGCAACGTAAGCATCCCTTTCTTAGAAATATTCTGGCTTTCATCTATGATTACCACACAATTATCCAAATTTACTCCTCTTAGGTAGGATATACATAATGGTTCAATTATTTTATTTTCAACTAGTTTTTTTCTCGTTTCTTCACCAACAATTTTATCTATTAAATAATAAATTGAAAATAAATATGGATCTAATTTATCAGCAAGGCTGCCTTTCAAATAACCTATTGACTCTCCCTCATTAGAGTCAATAATTGGTGTGATAATATAAATTTTATCATAACCATTTGTCCCATCCCTCAACAGTTCTAAAGATTTAGCTATACTCAAATAAGACTTTCCCACACCAGAGTCCCCCGCGCATATAGTTATTTCGTTTTCATCTATTGTTTTAATAAACTCTTTCTGTTTTTGATTCTTACATTTTAAATTAATTTTTTTCAATAAAACCTCAGCGTACTGTTTTTTGGTAAAAACTACGTCGTTCGAAATTTTTCGATGGTTATAAATATCATCAAATACATCCATGTCTTCGACGTTCAATAAATTGTTTCTTTTCCCCATAAGCTTAGATGATTTTTTTGTGTTCGCAATAAAAAAGCCAGACTTTTTCTTATAAAAAATCAAATCTGGCTCTAATATATCGAATAATTTAGCACGGTCAAACATACACGAGTATATATTGACAAAAAATATTGGTTTTTTATATTTTTTTAAATTTTAACATAATAAATTTATTAAACTTAATAAAAATATTAAATATATAATAGAAAAAAATATATAACTATGAGAGTACCAAAAACTTATTCGATTGAAGAAAGAGTTTATGAATCTTTCGATGAAATAACCGCTAAAATGAACATTAATAAAAGTTCATTCATAGAAGATAAAATAATAAATTTTATCAAAGAAAATAAATCTATATTAGATAATGAAAGAGAAAGAAAAAATTTAACCAAATGGAGACCTATAATGGAATCAATGAATTTGAAGGTGGAATATAGAAAAAAATTATCTTTTTATGCCGAACATTCTATGGAGTTAGCCAATATTAGAATGACTCGCGTGCCTAGTGCTACTCTTTATATTCCAATGGAATTAAAAATATTATCGAGATTGGATTGTGATAAATTTGATATATCTACATTACCAGCAGCCATTATAGATGGAAAGGCTAGACAAGCTATGGATTCTAGAAATAAATTTTCTACAACATATCAGTTTCCTGTCCCTGGTGTTGATATGATTCATTCTTACGAGCAAGAGATTATTGAAAAATCAGTAGAATATTTTGAGAAAGTTTTGGAAAAATATGACAAGATATATTTCTATTGTTTGATTTCTAATATTTTAATAGAAGTCAACAAAGAAGATAATAATCTTACTGACATTAGTATTTTCCATCGCTTTATGTTGGGAGATGAGAAAAATTAAGCCATTTGTCCGACAGACAGGACTTGAACCTGCAACCAGAAAATCTAGAGGTTTCTGCTCTACCAATTGAGCTACTGTCGGATTTGCGGCCTTGGTCAACCACTCGCTGCCCATCGTCTAGATATTTGGTGCTGGACGGTGTCTCCGAACGAATCTTTCTGACCACGTATCTTTCACACCAAATATCATCAACGCCTAAGCCTTGTCCGTTGTAGGCCGCTTTATTTTACTATACAAAGATAAGTAAAATTATCTAATTAAAAAATTATTTATAAAAATCGCCTTTTTCTTCTTTGTAGGCTTTCAAGAGTTTATCGGCCTCATTTCTTGCTTTGATCCACTCTTTTCTTCTTGCTTGAATTTTTTCTTCCTTTAAGGATTCTTTGATATAAGGACAACGAACGAATTTATCATTCTCCATTTCACAAAGACCAAAAGTTTTGGTCAATAAATTAAAGAAAGTGTTTACTTTTCTTCGTGTAGGATTCTTCTGAATCCAGAAACAATATTTCTGAATTTTTTTCATTTTTCTTTTAGAAATATCTCTCCAATTCTTTTCTAAATTTTTATAAACATTAAGAGTGACATCGTCTGTCAAATGTTTACTGATTTTAATTCTGTAATCATTTTCTTCAATCCATTTCTTGATATTTTCAACGGTTTCGTTAATCTTAGCGATAACTTCACATTTGTTATAGGCGTACGTAACACCAGCTTTTGTCATTGTTTCCATAATTTAATTTTATTTTGTTATAAATTTCATTATCTTTTATTTACAAGTCGATAATGATTAAACTTGTTTTGCTGATTGTACTTTACACCATTTATGGCGGCTTTACCTATGACATTGTTCCTCCTTTCTTAGAAAATTTTATTGTTAATAATTTTAATTAATTCTTCACTCATTGGTGAAGTTAATAAACTTGATATGGTTGTTTCACCATATTTCCTATTTGACACAAAATAGAATGATGAGTCTTCTATATTCTTCTCAATAGCAAAACCATATCTATAATCTTTAAATATCCATTCCATTAATAAAGAGTCTTCACTTTCTGGAAAAACGACTAATTCATTTTCGTCTGCCATTGGAAAATTCTTTTTAAAGAAGTCTCTGAAAATCTTCACAGATTTTTCAAATTTATGGTCTAACTCATTTATTTTCATAATGTTTCATCCTTTTCATAATTAACATAATTCATCTCATTCCAACAATCTACACAAGGAAGATCTTCTGGAACTGGATCTAGATTTCTATATTTACACGTATAACATTTAATTTCTTTAATTTTCGTCGGCGTTTCTGATATTAATCTACTTGCTGTTTTTCTTAAAATTTCTAATTCTTTACCTTTCATTGGTTTGGTTCCTTCAAATATACTCTTCATAATGTTTCCTTCTTTATATAATTATTTTTATCTATTTGATCTTCAGTTGCATAATCTCTTAACATTTTAGGCAAAGAGCTAGTAATCCTTCTTGAAGCTTCAGAAGGTTCAATACAGATAGCGGTAACTTGATTATCAATATCAGGTTCCCTAAAAACTGAAAAATTGATTTTGAATTTTTCTAATTTAGAAATGAGAATATTAAGCTCTTGCTCATTCTTGACAGTGAGCAAAGCTAAATAAGGGTCTTTTGACCACTTTTCATAAATCTACGGAAATTCTTGTGCGAATAATAAAGCCACGTGAACAGATTGTGTAGCGGCATAACCGGGAGTGATATCTTGTCTTGTAACTACAATAAGTTTGTGAATCTACGACATTTTAATTTCTCCTTTTTTAATTATATATTAACTTTTTCGATTTTGTTTTACAAAATTACGACAGATTTTTGAAATAAAAAAATTTAGTTATAATTTTTTCTTCTAATTTTCCTTTGCTGTACCACTTTATTTTTCCAGGTTTTTCATCTATGATTTCCAGTTCTGGTGGATCTAGATATCTACAATGACCGCTTTTTCCTTCACCGTCACAATTATGTCCACCAAAATCCTCATCAAATTCTACCCCAACAAATTCATCATCAAAACAAATAACAGTACCGATTAAACCATTTAATTTCGCCATACCATTAACATAACATTCCTTGTATGTATATATAACTCTATCTCCAATATTGAACTCATAATTACGCTTAGATTCGGATAATTTTCCTTTGCTATACCACTTTATTTTTCCTGGTTTTTCATCGATGATTTCCAGTTCTGGTGGATCTATATATCTACAATATCCATTTTTACCGTACCCTTCACAATCGTGTCCGAATCCATATTCCTTTTTAATATTATCATCAAATTGCACTCCAACAAAATCACCATTTATTTGTATTATAGTACCCATTAATCCATCTAATGATTTCACGCCATTAGGTAAACCTCTGTATGTGTATAAAACCCTATTTCCTATTTTAAAATCACTTGATGTAATCATAAGTATCTATAATAAGTTTTTTTGCCTTTTTTATAGCAAATCCTAATTTACCGTCTTTCAATTTGTCGTTAGCATCACTATAACTTATTTCTTCATTCATATAAAAAGCTTCAATCAGTTCTTCAGGCACATCTATACCCGAATATCTACACTGCCAAACAATTGGAAGTATTGCGTTTTTAGGTTCATTAAATTTTCCTATTTCATATTTATTATAAGAATCTGGCATTTTTCTTCCCTTATAATCATCCGCTCCATCATCTCCGTGAATATAAAAAGCTCCCACTTTTCCTTCCAGATGATTTTTCACCATCTTTTTAAATTCATCAGTTTTAGAAAATGGTTTGGTTTTAGCTGGATTTTTTGCGTCATCTCCCCACATGTATCTAGCTTGTTTTGCTGTAATTGTAAGTGAAGCACAAACCAAACGATCAAACATCGCTTTAACTTGACTTGTCACACTCCACCAATTTATAGGTGTAAAGACTACAAAAGCGTCACATTTCTCAAGCCTACGATAAATATCAAACTCGTGCATTAGATCTGGATGATCCTTGTCACCTTTAAAATAACAATTACAAGGATAGTTGCAATGAGCTCCCCCGGCAGTTGAAATACATCCCTTACAAGGTTGAACTATCGGTTTATCATTTTCTACTGACAAATCAACTATATCTAATTCTATATCGTCGGGAAGATCTTTTAACGCCTCTTTTACTATCTTACTAGTTTTACTATCTTGACCAGGACAGTTATCCTTGGCTCTTGCCGATCCTATAAAAATTAATATTCTTTTTTTATTATATTCTTGTAACTTTTTAACTTTCATGATAGTTCGTCTATTTTGTCGCTTAAATATTCTCCGCTGTGTATAATAACATGTTTACATCCTTTTTGTTTTTCACAATCATCTATAAATTTATCCCAATTATCTTCTAATAACTTTACAAATTTTTCATCACTTCCTCTTTGTCTATATCTTGCGATATATTCTTCTTTTATGTTTCTATCTGGATAAACCAAAATAAAAGGAATTTTATTTTGGACTAGTGCATTTCTAACTACATCGTGTGATGATATTAAAATAATATCAGCTTTATCCATATTATTTTTTATGTGATTAATATAATTGTTGGGAAAGTCTGGATTTCTAACTCCTTTTTCAATCCAAGAAAAATTTGTAGAATCGGAATCCAACACTTTCTTTGACCCATCTTTTTGCATCACTCTGAAGAAATGACTTTTTCCGATTCCAGGAAATCCTGATATTAAACGCATGCCAGGAAAAGCAGATATAACCGTTGTATCATCTTCTTGTTCGAATATTTTTTGCTCAGACACGTACTCTTTTGTTTGTTTTGCCTTTTTTTCTTTTATTTTATTAGAAACTTCTCTTATTATAGACTTTATAGTGAATGTTCCAACACCAACTCCAAGAAGAGCTACTTTTTGTTGAAATGTATCTATATTCAATCCATCGGCTGATATCATTTCTACAATAACCATATATAGTGGAATAGCTAAACTTAAATAACCAATTAAATCTGTAAAGACATTTACTATTTTACCAAAAGCTCTAGCCACAAAAGTAAATATTTTATTCAAAGATAATAGTGTGTCTTTAACTTTTTGAACAAGATGAATAATACCATCTTGTTGTAACTCTTTTCTAAGCTTTTCAACATCTTCGTGCATAAGATTTAATATTTGCGTTATGGCAAATATGGTTAACAAAACAACTTGTTCTTTAGTAACCGTTATTTGAGAATTTTTTAATAATGCTTCCACCACAGGACACAAAGCAACAATTCCCATTTGAAAAGTTCCTACCAAATATAAATTCAACCCTAATCTCTTTGTTATATCTTTTTGTATATCTCTATAAATTCTGGTCAATTTACTCTCATAAAGTTTGCAGTCAAAACTTTCATTTATAATAAACAATTCGTATGAATTTAAATAGTTCATATCCAATCAGCGAAAACTTTTTTTGTTGATTTTGTTAACTCGTCCATTTTTTTGAAACAAGATATTAAACTTATGCTGTAATAAATAGAATCTTCTCCTTCTTTATTTACTTTTATAAAATAAAGTATATGAGATTCACCTTTTAATCTCACGTGATATTTTTCTACTCTGTAACTTATATTCTTTACAGGACTGTAATCAAAGAACAAAACTTTTTTACCCGAAAGCCATTTTGATCCCTTAGTATAAAGTAGAATATATTTCTTTTCTTTAGGATCAAACGATTGAGGAACTTTATATATGTCTTTGAAAGTATATTCATCTATCTTTTCTACAGGATAGTCTCTTAATTCTTCTTTATCGAGTAAATAAGAAAAATCTCTAACGCTTTCATTAACGAAATTTTCAAAAGAAAAAAGGTGTTTCATAATTCTTTAATTAATTTTACTTTATCAGTTTCCTACAAAACTTTCAAATAGTGTTATCATGCGACTATATATAAATATTTTCGACCATAAAAAAAGAGGACAATTGTCCTCTTTTTCTTAAATAGAATGATGATGTTAGTTTTTAACAAGCATGTCAGCCGCGAATGTCGCCGCCCACGCGGAATCTTTTGATTCTACTTGAAATCCAAAACCTTTCATATATCCGACACTTAAATCGTGAACTATATTAGATTTATGTTTTGGAGATTTATTGAAGTCCAAATGAATAGTAGGAATTTTTTCACCTTCTTTATGTTCATAAACATCCTTTAAAGTTTCGTGAACATATTCAGCGACCTCGCGAGTATATTCCACTTCATTCCATAAACGAGTAAACATATCGCGTTCTCTACGAATGTTCGCTCTTCTAAAAACGACATGAACTCCTTTTCCGGGATGCAACATAGCTAAAGCTGTAGCATACTTAGTCACTTTTCCATGTTGAGCAGAGTCAGTGCCTACATAGAATTTTATATCTGGATACTTTGCGTAGTAATCCAATATATATTCACCGAGGTTCTCCAATTCTTGTCCACCAAAAAGTTTAAAATCCTTCATCTATTAATTTAATTTATTTTTTACAAAATTAAAGAATTAATTTCATATATAAAAATATTTCTATATAACCAATTGAGGAAATTATAAATTTTCTTAAAGGCAATTTCTGCTCTACTCTTTCGAGTTATATAGAAATATTATATATAGATCCCGTCGACTCAATAATTTCTTATCTTGTGACTAAAGATAAATTGATCTTACGCTCGTCTTTCATTATACTTGTCACTTTAACTTCAATATCTTGACCTAATTTTAAATCAATTTTATTCTTTTGAAGATATGTGTTTTGTATTAAACCGTTTGTTTCTTCATCCAATTGAATAAGAGCTCCAAAAGGTTTTATAGCAATGACTTTACCTTTAACAACATCATCGACTTTGATAGTGTCCCATAAAGATTCTCTAATAATTTGAGTAAGAATAATTTTATTCTTTCTTGTTATTATGTCCTTTACGTAAAAATTAACATCCATTCCTGGTCTCAGAGTAGACCACTTGTCATCTGTTTGCCATTCTGGATTAACGTTATAACGATGAATCATGCCTGTTAAATAATCGCAAAATTCAACAAATGCTCCAAATGGAGTTGTGCCTGTGATTTTGCCAATGTAAACTTTACTCTTATCTTTAATCCATTCCTTCTTTAATTGCTTTATACGCTCGGGAATGAGAGTTTCTAAGTATTTTTTACGACTTACTACATAAATTCCTTTATCTTGCTCGAGAGTTTCAATCATAACTTCAAATTTTTCTCCAACGATAGAATTTGGATCATATAATTTATTAACTCCAGCTAAAGTGTTTGGCATGAAAGCATCTACAATCTGACCTTCAACATCAAGATCTAGATAATATCCAGCTGGTTGTGATTCTTTCACTATAGCGAAGAAAGGTTTATCTTCACTAAAATGTTCTTTAACAATATTAGAAATATTGATTTTCAAAAGGTCGTTTAGTGAACCTTTTATGTAATAAGGGTTATCGCTTATTTCAATAACTATAACGTTAATAGGGTCGCCAACATGTAAATTTTGGAACATGTCTTGGTCAATAGTTTTGCTCTCAACGAACACGTTATCTTTGAAATTGATATCAATAACGATTTCTCTTTTATTAATATCAATAATAGTACCTTCAACTATCTCACCTTCTTCAATCTGTTTAAAAGAATGGGCGCTGGATTCTTCTAATTTTTTTAAGAAATAGAGATAATCTTCGGTTAGAGATGCGTTTTTGTTTTTGTTTTTGTACTTGAAAACTTTGTTTTCATTTTTGAGTTTCTCGTAGAAATCGTCAGTTAAAGACATTTCTATTTTGTCATAAGTTTCTATCATTTTTAATCGTATTTATGAAAATTATACGGGCGGAAACTATCGAAGTTTAAAAAAATAATTAGTGTCTAAATCCCATCGCAGCTTTCGGTGGAGCTTCTCTAGGATCTTCTTCTGGCATTTCCATTGAAGGTTGGTTAAAACTCGTATATTCGGTCCACCAATCTTCAAATTCTCTACCTTCTTTACCTGCGTTGTGAGCTTCTTTTAAAATGGGTTTCATCATAAATAAAAATGCTTTCATCTCTTCATTAAATCCGAGTTTCTTCTTCTTTTTAAATGGTTTCTCTGTTTCTGCTGGTTTTTCTTTATAAGTGAAACCTATTTCTTCTGTCAATCTTTTTATTTTTGTCATTTTTATTTATTTATTTTTTATAGTTGTGATGATCCATCTGTTGGTCTCTCATCGGGATATGTTATTGGATTTTTTCTTTGTAAACTCGTTGATATTGTACTTATATCTTCCCAATCTGGCTTATCTCTTCTTTCCCAATAACCTTGACCATATGGAAGATCGAACATACTCGTGCCTTCTTCTTTTGAATTCTTTCTAAGTTCCCAAATAATATCTAGATAGTTGTAAGCGAAAGTTATAGAAAAAGTTTGTTCGCCAAAATCCTGTTTTTGATATTGGAAACGTTGCTCACCCTGTGCTTTTAGAAGTATATTTTTAAATAAAACGGTATATATTAAATCACCATTTTTATCCAATATACTCAAATTAAAATATGGTATATATGGTTTTCTTGTATTTAAATAAAATTCTGTCATTATTTCTTGCATCATAAAAAAGTTGGTATGTGAATCTACACTTCTAAATGTTATATCCAACTCGTGTTGATATGAATCGTAAATATTTTTTGCGGATTTATAATCTACAGTTTTACCACCATACAATCTTTGTGTAACATTTTCATAAGATATTGAAGGAAACACGATTTCCTTAATAGTGGAATTTAAAAAATCAAGAGCGTTGTCATATTGCATACGCATATTATCCAACCATATTTGAAATTTGTCATAAAGATATGGCGTTATAAAATCAACTGGAAATTGAAATATGAACTGCGCGTTTTGACTTGATATTCTCATTTAAAACTCTTTTCTTTTATATATTAATACCTCCTCGTCGGTGGTCGTTATATGCTTTTAAATTTTTCATATTATTTTCTCCTCAAAATTTTTGCCGCCCAAAGTCGAGAAGGAGGAAGTGCGTCCAAGTCTGGGGGTGGAGGCGGTGGTAATTTTCTATTCACATCTTCTTCAGTCCATTGCTCTTCGCCATAAGGATCAACATCTTTCATTTTGAGCGCCTTTTCTTCCTGTTCTCTTTGTTTCTTTATTTTTTCTTCTTCTTTCGCTTTTATGGATTCTGGATCAATTCCGTGTTTTGACATAAAAATATATAAATTCTTCATTAATTTCTTTAAAATTGATATTCTTTCCTTTTCATCATAAGTATTGCAAGATATTCGCAAAGCGTAAGGTTCATCATCTCTTCCTAGTAAATCTTTCTTTTTTATTATAACGTGCGCTTTATAAAATAAATCTACTTTCGATTCTATGTTTCTATCTCTTTCATTGCCTGTAGAAAAGAAAACATTTTTTCTTATCGATAAACTATAATAAATATTGTCTTCACCATAACCAATTCCATATGTTGTTGGAGTCAAACCAATATTCTCGAAGAATTCTTTCTCATAATTCAGAAATTCTCCATTTATATCTATTTCTTTGATTTTCAACAGATTCATTTCTTCTGCGTTTTCATCATCGAAATTAAATATAATTTCTTCTTTTATAAAGTCGTTATATGCTTTTAAATTCTTCATATTATTTTCTCCACCATCTAGATTTTGCCGCCCTACCTGGTTGAAGAGGATGTGGAGGTGGTGGTAATTTTCTATTCACATCTTCTTCAGTCCATTGCTCTTCGCCATAAGGATCAACATCTTTCATTTTAAGTTTCATCTCTTCTTGCAAAACTCGTTTTGTCCTATATATAATTTTTTAAACTTTTAATTTTTTATTCTTTGTTTCATTAAATTCTTCAATTACGTATATATATATAAAATTAAAATGAAAACAAAACTTCTTATTTTAAAGAGATAATAGATTTGAAAACGTCTTCATTTTTAATATTTTTTCTAGTGTTTAATCTTTTCTTAGTAAGACAAAGATTTTCTATTTTAGATATTTCTTCTATTGGAATGTTATTATCAAATCCATATTTAATGGAAATTTTATGATCAATTGTTGGATAATCAGGATGATAATAATGCAAACTATAATTATCTTTAATGTATTCATTATCGTAATAATCATTACCATCCCATTTTTCATGCAATTCTTTTTTATTTTTGTAGGTTAAATACATAACATCTTTCTTATATTTCCTCCAAGAATCAACATTCGAATAATCAACCCACAAACCAGAATCTATGTTAGTTTGTTTGGCTTTTTCCAAACATCCTTCCATTAATTTTTTACTTTGAAACGTATTTTCTACTCCATACTTTTCGAGATTTGTTTTTGTTCTTTTGATTTTTCTATAATCAGAGTTTTCTATATTTTTAATTCTTATTATATTTACAATGTCGTCTATAAAAGAAACATTGTCCACTCCATACTTTTCACGATTAGTCAATTTGGTTTTTTGGAATCTGCATCTACTACACACATAAAAATTTTTATTACTATGTACTCTATTATAAACTCTATATTCCATCTTGATTATCTCACCACAATAATCACACGATACATCAATAATAGAATGCGAACCTTTGGTCAAATCTGAAACTTTGACATTTATTCTATTGTTGATAGTGACGTCTAAATAACCCAAATTTTGGTAATGATGGTAATTAGATCTAGTTATGCAAACTTCCGCAGAATTACTTATTATCATTTCTAATTTGTTCTTTCTGTAGATATTCTATTATTATGTTCTCAGCCAAAATGTTCATTTTAAATCCCTTCTTATTACAATGATCTTTCAAATTTTTGTGAATTTCTTCTTTAATCTTTAAAGTTTTCATAATTTTTAATATTTTATTCGTATATATAGTAGAAAAAAAACCACTTTTTTCTACTTCTTAAACAAAACCTAATATATCTTATATATACAATAAAATTAAAATAAAAATAATGACTAAAACGAACTCAGACAAATATCAAAAATTAACACATAAAGAGCATGTTCTTCTTAGACCAAACATATATGTAGGATCTATTGTCGGTGAAACAAAATCCATGTTTGTAGTAGATGATATAAAAAATATTAATAATATTAAAATAGTCAGCAAATCAATTAATTATAACGCCGGATTTCTTAAAATATTTGACGAAATACTCACAAACGCATCAGATCATTCTATCAGAACGAATCAAGTAAAATATATCAGAGTAGATGTCAACAAAGAATGGATTTCGGTAGAGAATGATGGTCCTGGTATTCCGGTCGAAATTCACGATAAAGAAAAAATTTACATACCAGAGCTATTGTTTGGACATTTAATGGCCGGATCTAATTTTAATAAAGACGATGAAAGAGTGTGGGGCGGCCAGAACGGGATGGGTTGCACCCTAACCAACATATTCTCTAAAAAATTCATAATAGAAACTTGTGACGGCAAGAAAAAATACGAACAAGTATTCGAGAATAATTTGAATAAAATAAATAAACCCAAAATAAAAGCTAGTAAGAAACAATATACTAAAATAATATTTTATCCTGATTTTGCACGTTTTGATTTAAACGGTATAGATGAAGAGATTGAGTCAATTTTTATAAAAAGATGTATTGACGTGTCTGTTTATTGTAGTAAAGTAAAAGTATATTATAATGGTGTTCAAATTCCTACAAAAAATTTCAAATCTTATATGGAAATGTTTGTAGGCGAGCATGAGATATTTTACGAAAAATTAGATGATAAGTGGGAAATAGGGATATCTAAATCATTGGATAATTCTTTCAATCAGATATCTATGGTCAATGGCATTTCTACTTATAACGGTGGAACACATGTAAATTCTATTACCAATCAAATAACAAAGAAAGTACAAGAAGCGCTAATAAGAAAGAATAAGAAATTAAATATAAAACAAAACGATATAAAGAATCATCTTTTTGTTTTTGTCAACACTAAAGTTGTAAATCCTGTCTTTGATACTCAATCAAAAGAAAATCTTATAAGTAAAGTCTCCGCCCCAGATATATCTGATGGCACCATCAAGAAGATAGTGTCATCTCAAATGATAGATGAGCTTATGAAATTCTTGATGATTAAAGAAGAATTTGATACCAAAAAGGAGATAGGCAAACATAAGATAAAGATTAGTAAGCTCGAGGATGCTCCCAAGGCTGGAACTTCGGAGAGTAGCAAATGTCTTTTATTTTTAACAGAGGGGGATTGTTTGCAAGAAGATACTTTTGTAACTATAGTAAGAAACGGAGAAAAAATGAAAATAAGAATAAAAGATATAAAATTAAACGATGCAGTCATTACACACAACAACAATATTGGACTTATCAATAATATTTCTAAAAAAATAGAGAAAGTGGTTAAAATTAAATTGAAAAACGATGATGTTATTTTATGCTCCGAAAATCATAGATGGTATATCTATAATAAAGAAACTAATAATTTTTCATTTGTAAAAACTAAAGATATAGATATCTCTAAACACAAAATGATAATAAATAAAAATTCTTTTTATGATAATCTTATCAAAATAAAAGATATAGTTGAATATGACGATAAAAAATATGATAATATAGTGATGTTAGAAGACGGTGTTGAAATTCTTTCAACTAATCAACACAAGTTTTCTGTTTTTAATATTAATAACCAGTCTTTTGAAATGATAAAGTGTTGTGATCTAAATAAAAATGTTCATTTTATAGTATCGTATGAAAAATTATAATTCATCCTTCAATTTAAAATAACCCTCGGTGAAAAAAAGTGATTATTTTTATTTAATATATAAAAATAAAACGATTTAAATATGGTATCTTTATGTTATGAATATAATAACAAATTAATAAAAACAAAAACAAATAGTTTTATTGATTATGACAATTTCAACACAGATAAAATTATATTTTCTATGAGACAATCATTAATGAAAAAATTTAAAATAACATTAGAAGAATATTTACATAATATTGGATTTGAAGTTAAAAAATGTGGTTTTTGTGGAAGTTTTGCTAGGGCTAGTATATCAATTGATATAATAAAAATAAAAAACAGAAAGAAAATAATAATAAAGGATGTTCTATATCCTTATGGGTATTATTGCAAAGGACAAAATAAAAAATGTGATGGAAGAAATTATAATCCAAATTCAATTACATTTGTAAGCAAGACAAAAGGAGTTAAAGAAAATGAAGCTATAAGCATAATTCATAATAGAAATAAAAGTCCATTTTATTTAGAAAATCACAAAAATTATAACGATTATAAAAATTATCAATCATTAGAGAATAGATTGGATGATGAAAAATATTCATCTTTTATAGAAAATTTAAAAAAATCAAAAACCATTGAATATTATGTAGATAGATTTGGGGAAAAAGACGGGAAAATAATATGGGATAATATATGTAAGAAAAAAGATAGTATGTCTTTAGATTTTTTTCTAAAAAAGAATAATTTCAATTATGAAAAATCAATAGTGGAATATAAAAATAGATTAAAATCGTCTTGTCCTAATACTAATTTCGGTCATTATTCACCGGCATCTTTTGATTTTTTCAATAAAATCGTCGATATATTAAAAATAAAAAAATATATGTATGGGAAAAACGAACTTATATTAGAGTATTTTAACGAAAATAATATCAAGAAAAAATTCTATTATGATTTTGTAGATTTAGATAACAACATTATTATTGAATATAACGGATTAGTATGGCATCCAAATAAAGAAAAAATGACAGAAAATCAATGGAATAACTGGTATTTTCCTTATGACAAATCAATAAAGGCCGAAGATATAATCAATAAAGACAAATTAAAAGAAAAAATAGCCTTGGAAAATAAATATAAATTTATTTCTATATGGAATAGTGACGATGAAAATGAAAATTTAGAAAAAATTGTTTCGCTATATAAAAATTTAAATATTATAAAATGATTAAAAATTATTTAGAATTGATTGAAATAGACAGAATTGATTTCACAGACGAATATGATAATATGGTAGATATATCAATAGATATAGACGAAACATTTTGTTTATCAAATGGAATTGTTTCACACAATTCAGCAATGAGCTCGGTTCAAGCTGGTATGGCAGCTGTGGGTAAAGAGAGAGAATATATCGGTGGTTTTCCTCTACGTGGAAAACCTTTGAATGTTAGAGAAGCTGATTTATCAAGACTCAGAGAAAATGAGGAAATTAAAAACATAATTACTATATTGGGATTAGAATATGGGAAACATTATACAGACATAAATAAACTGAGATATGGAAAAGTGGTTTTAATGGCTGACGCGGATTGTGATGGAGATCACATCAGAGGTCTTCTTATGAACCTCTTTGATGCTTGTTGGCCAGAATTGCTTAAAATGAACTTCATTTACGATTTTATCACTCCAATTATTAAAGCAACAAAAGGCAAAGTAGTTAAATACTATTACAAGTTAGATGAATATAAAAAAGATAAAGATAAATTACACGGTTATGATGTTAAATGGATAAAGGGTTTGGGAACCGTTGAACCAACTGAAATGAAAGAGTTTTTCAAAAAAATTGATAAACATCTTATTCGTTTTCATTATGATAAACCCGAGACACCCGAGCTTTTCGATATGCTTTTCAATGGTAAAAGAGCAGATGATAGAAAAGAATGGTTAAAAACCTACTCTCCAGTTGATTTTATTGATAAGTTTAGTGTGAAACAGACTTATGATAAATTTATTAACAATGAATATATTGAATTTTCAATGTATAACAATGTAAGACAAATTCAAAATGTTATTGACGGATTTAAACCAGGTCAAAGAAAAGCCTTTTTTACATTAATCAAGAAAAATATTAAAAATGAAATTAAAGTAAGTTCACTATCAGGAGCTGTTATTGAAACCGCAGCGTATCATCACGGCAACACAAGTCTTGAAGAAGCTGTTGTTGGAATGGCGCAGGAATTTGTTGGAACCAACAATATAAATTTATTATCTCCGAAAGGGCAATTCGGATCACGTATAAAAGGTGGAGCTGATAGTGCATCGCCAAGATATATCTTCACACGATTGAGCGATTTAACTCCATATATTTTTAGAAAAGAAGATAACGATATTTTAGATTATTTGGATGACGATGGCTCGCCAATTGAACCTAAATATTATGTTCCAATTATACCTATGGTTTTGGTGAACGGAGCTTTTGGTGTAGGTTCTGGATATTCTTCTAATGTTCCAATGTTTAATCCTTTGGATATTATTAATTGTTTAGTCAATAAACTACAAGGAAAAAAATACAAGGGATTACAACCTTTTTATAAAAAATTCAAAGGTGATATAATTTTAGATGAAGAAAACAAAAGATATATCACACGCGGAATTTATGATAAACCAAATGCTAATGTGATAAAAATTACAGAACTTCCAATAGGAATGTGGAATGATAAATATTTTGAAAAATTAGATAAATTAGTTGAAAGTAAAAAAATAAAAGATTATTCAAAGAATTGCACCGATACAGAAATTGACATTAAACTTATTCTTACAAAAGAGAATATGGATGAAATGTTTGATGGAAATAATGTTTATAAGAAATTGAATCTCGAGACTTACATATCCATAGATAATATGCATTTATTTGACGCTAATTGTCAAATAAAAAAATACAAAGATCAATATGAAATTCTAGATGATTTTTATAAAATAAGAATAGAATATTATACTCGAAGAAAATTACATCAATTAGCTGAAATGGAAAGAGAGATAAAAATAGCTCATCAGAGAATAAAATTCTTAAAAAATATTATAGATGGAGATATCATTGTTTATAAAAAGAGTAAAGACATTCTTGAAATAGAGTTAGAAAAACACAACTTCGAAAGAGTTGACGACTCTTATAATTATTTATTAAATATGTCTATATCATCTTTAACCAAAGAAAAATTATTAGACATAAAAGACGAATATGATAAATTAAGAGAACAATATAAGAAACTTGAACATACAAGTGAATCTGATATCTGGTTAGAAGAATTAAAAGAATTAAAATCTAAAATCAAATTTTAATATATAGAAGAAAAAATTGTAATCGAATAAGTAATATGAAACTTAAAAGATTTAATAACTTAAACGAATCGAAAGGATTTGATTTCAGAAGAGTTGGTGGAGCAAAGTTAGATTGCATGTATTTACATCTAATTTATGAAGGCGGTGACGCTGATACCAGGCATCCAGAGAAAATAAAATTACCCTGGAAATATTCAGAATATAAAGATCATATAGAAGAGCTTAATGAATTAATCGATAAATATAAAAGACTCGAAAAAGTTCTTCATTGTGGTAGTTATGGTGGTAGAATTTGCTCAGAACGCATCAATGGACAACATAAGTATGTAATAAAAGCATATAGAAGTCCAGATGTTGAAATAGAAGATGATTTACAAGACCTTATAGATGATGTTCCAAATGATCCTCAAACAGATTATGACACAAAATGTTATCTTGGTCATATGACACTGATAGCATACGATCAAGAAGGAAATAAATTAGAGTCTTATATTTAAAAATAAATTTAAAAAAATAGAAAAATATATTAAAAAATATCGCATATTTGAGCAACAAAATCAAGACATAGATCCTTACGGCGAAGAAAGCGGATTACAAAAAGGAAGTTTGGATTATCAACCCGGCGGAGATATTATCGGTTTTCTAAGAAATCTAGAAAATCCAGATATAACAAATGCTTTAGATAAGTTGTTAGCGTCTGATGATTTAGACGAAAGAATAGATTTGGCTGAAGATATATTAGGATATGTAGATGAAAATTTTGAAGAAATCTATGATTTGGTAGAGGACGATATAAAACAATTGACTCTAGATTAAAGTTGTTCGTGTTTATTAAACTTTCTTTTCAATTGTAAAGGTGGATCAAAACGAAATCTACGATTTAAATATTTTCTAAATTCATTTTCAATGAAAAATGGAGGCACAATAGCATCATCATCTTGATATTTAATTTTCTTTATTATATAATAACTAAAATCTACAACATGTTCTTTTCTTACCATTTTTATAAGACCCTTTTCAATAGCGAAAGATTTATAAAACCAATCTTCTTCTAATAATCTTGTTATTTCGCCCTCTGTTAAATCCATGAATTTAGTTATAATATTCATTAGAAAACCATCATATTTTCCATTATCCATTTTTAATACTTGAATCAATACTTTATTTATAGCTCGTGTGGTACCAAGCGCTTGAGATATAAGCCATATTGGATAGAAAATTGGAGCGAATAAAAGAGGAATACCACGCCATAAGGATTTTTGTATTCCTTGTTTGAGTTCTCTATTTTGTTTGAATTTTAGTGCATCCGCATGTAAAGCTTTTAACATTCCAAAACTTAATTGTCTTTGTCCTGTAACCAAATATTTATAAAGATTACCATGTTTTGCGATTTCTTTTATACGTTGATACTCTGGGTCTTCGGGCTTTGTTGGCATATTATCTATAAGAGATGTAAGATTTACTCCATAATCAACATCTAGAACTTCTTCATTTAATTTATCTTTATATGATTTTACGTGTTTCATTCCTCTGAAAATAAATAATTTTTAATATCATCCGATTTTTGAAAAATAGATTCGTTAATATATTCACTATAGTTTTTTAAATTATTCATCATCATTTTTTAATTTTATTACACTATTAGTTCTAATCGGCAATATATATTTTTTATTTTTTTCATCTATCAAGTATATAATGTTCAGAATATAACCATCTCCAGAATCGCATTCCACATCTTCAATCTTTATGCATACTTCTTTACCATCTTTTTTAAAAGTGGCGAAATTTTCTCCTGGTATGAAATATGCAGTTTTTCCAACAAATTTATCTTTTAAGAATCGTTCGAATTTTCTTTTTGAATTAATTCTCGTTAATGGAATTACATCGAGATTCATCATTAACTCAAAAACATTGATAATTTCATCGTATTCATTCCAATCTTCTTCACCGTAAGGATCAATGTCATAATCAAGTTTTTCAAATATTTTGAATTTAGTTACCATGTCACTATATATAATTTTTATTAAACCATTATTATTTTTGCTTATATAATGATTATGAAACAAATAAGTTATTTTAAATTTTTAAAAGCTCATCCCGAGTTTATGGATGTTGATGATACAGAAGATGTTAAATTATTTCTTTTAGATTATGTTAAAAAAAGAGTTTATAGAAAAAAGGAGGGAATTTGTGAACTATTGCCGATGAAAGGTCAGGGTTATAGAAAAAATACAGATGATTTTAAGGATAGTAAAATAATAAAAGATCATTCTATTTACAGAATAATGTTTAGAAAATATAAATTGATGACTATTTATTTTTTAAAAAATGAAACATGTGTGATAGTCAATAATCATACACAAGAAGATAAATGGGTCACTAATAATGTAAAATGTAGATATTTATCTAAAGAAGAAATAAAAAATATAAAACGAACAATATTAATAGATAATTTAATAAAATTGTAAATGTTATATGTAGAGTCATATAAAAATAAACTTTCGTTGCCTGATACGGCAATTATAATAGATACAACTTCAAAATCTGATGATTGGTCAAAAGAACTTTCGCCATTTGTAGTTCGTTGTGGACCGCTATATGGTGATTATTTTGCCAAGAATGTAGAAAATGGTTGGCAATTCAGCAAGGTCTATAAAGAATATGACAATAATGGTGAGCCATCGCCAGCGTATTTTGAATGGGCTCAAAAAGGGTGGAAATCCAGTTATGCTTATCGATATCCAATGGGAAAAGGTGTTGTGCCATTATATTCGTGGTGGAATGGCGAAAAATTAGATTATATCGCAGCAAGAAAAAAGATATATGTTCCTTTATATGCAAGAGGCGTGATGGCTACTAAAGCTTTTAAAAAACTTTTATACATTTATCGTCATACAAAGAAAGATATTTATCTAATCGATTTTGATGGGTATAATCATATAAAAATGGGAAAAAGTTTAACAGAGGTTATAAATGATCCTAAAATGAAAATGGGACACGCGTTTGTCATTTATAGTTTGCTAGAGAAATCAAAAATTGAAAAATAATATATGAATGAAGGTTTAGTTTGTCCGAATTGTGGATCGGGAGGAGGCCGTCACTGGTTCCAGATAGAAAAAGAAAATTCCACATCGAATAAATCATGGGGTCATGATGAACTAATGAAGGTTTTGCACGATTTTAATGGTAATGCAATAGGAATTTATTGTGGAAATTGCGGATATACAATAAAAAATACAAATGAATTATTGAATTCAGATGAATTTGTAAACCATAAAAGAACAAAAACAATAGATAAAATGTTAAATAAATAAAAATATGATACTAAAGGGCGTGGTATATAGAATGGGAAAAGGAAGTGATAGAGTTTATTTGTCGCTTTTGAATCCTGTTACAAATGAAGTAACAAACGGTTTTCCTATAATAGAAGAAGATTATTACTTATTAGAAGAAAATCAAATTTGTACTGTACAAGTTGAGTTTCAAGACGGGACACTAGAACTTGAAGAAAAAGAGGTCATTGAATTTCTGAATGTGGAAAGGGGACTTGAAGTAGGTGAAATTTTTTATAGAATAAAAAGATTTATGGTTTTCGGATTTCCAGATCCTATTAAAGAATGCGAAGAACATTTAGAGGATATTTTTATAGATGTAATCAACAGAACAAAATACGAATAATGATAATTAATTCTATTTCCATACGCAACTTCAAAAGTTATGGTAATAACTTACAAAAACTCAGCTTCTCAAAAGATGCTCAACTCATTCTGCTCACAGGTCAAAATGGAAATGGAAAATCGAGTCTTTTAGAATCCATAGATTTTGCTCTTTTCAATATTGTAAGAGGTAAAAACACTAAACGTGTTCCAAATTATATTCTTCCAAATCGAACCAATAAAAATCTCGAGGTTGAAATTGATTTTGTTAATTGGAATAATGACAATGTAGTTATCAATAGAAAATTGAATCCAAAAGGATTTAAAATAAGTATGAATGATGTTGATAAGACTGATAAGTATGAGTTGATGCAACAACATGAAAAAGATGATATTATAGGTATAGAATATAATACTTATAAATCTTTGGTTTCGTTAAACTTAGCAGACTTTGCGAATTTTATTAACCTAGACACAGAAACCAAAAGAAAGCTTCTTAACAAGTTATTCAATATAGATGAAATTGATGTTTATTTTGCTATAGCTAAAGAATTACTCAAGAATGAATATAAACGCAAAGAAAAACTCGACTCATTAATAACATCCAATACAAATACAATAGGCACTTATAAAAATAATATTTCTAATATTTTAGAAGTCACGGGAAGTAAGATCGACAAAGAAAAAATGTCAGAATATAAAAATAATTACATAACTCTAAAAAGTGAAATCCGTGAGTTGAAAGAAAATCTTCAATTGACTTGGCCTGAGATAGTTTCCAAAAAAGAAGTTATACAGGGAAAGAGAAATAAAATAATGGCTGACGAACTTCAATTAGAAGAGCTTTCTAAGAAATTAGATATATTCCACTCGGGAAATTGCCCTTTCTGCGGAACTATTTTAACTGATGAATCTCATTTGGAAGAACTTTCTAAATTGGAAAACGATTATCAAGAAGCTTCAAAGGATTTGTTAGAAGTTAAGAAGAGTATGAATTCTTTAAAAAGAGAATATTCTTCGAAGGTTATGGAAAGAAGTGATATGATAAAGGAATTTCATGAAAAAGAGTTTCAATATGATGTTATTAGAAAAGAATTAAAAGAAATTAAAGACATGACTTTAAACAACGCGTCTATAAATGAGTTGAATAGAAACATCGAGATTTTAGAAGACGAAAATGAAAAATATAAAAGGGGATTAGATAATCTAAATAAAAAAATAACAAAATACGAAAAACTTGTAGAAATATTATCAGAAAAAGGAATTCGTAGAGGAATTATTAACACTGTAGTAGATCCTATTAATGAGCATTTAGCAAGATATTTAATAGAATTGGAATCTAAATATAATGTAAGATTAAATGATAGTTTTGACGCTATAATAAAAGAAAGATACATGGATGACATTCATGTTGAATCTTTATCAACTGGCGAGGCGAGAAAAATAAATGTTGCTATAGCCCTTTCTTATATGGAAATGGTTATCAGTATGAATAAGAAAACCAATATTTTATTCATGGATGAAGTTTTTGCATCTGTTGATGATGAAAATGTAGATTTGATTTTAAAAGTTTTACGTAAATTTTCAGAAATAAATAATATAAATGTTATTATATCAACTCCTCTAAAATTTGATGTTACTCATTTTGATAGAATAATTGATGTTGAGAAAGAAAATGGTTATTCTTTTATAAGAGAGAATTAATTATATTCTATATCTAGCGGTATTAATTACCTCATTTCTAAGATAATGTAATTTTTTCTTAAAATATTCTTCATTACATTCTTCCAATTTAACTTCATTGGTCTGGTTGAAATCATCAAATTGTAAGAAAGTGCCATTTCTTTCATCATCGTCTTCATTTTCGTGTTGATAAACGTAAAAATTTCCAGGCATACGGTTGAAAGAAATGTTGAAAGAAATATATGACATTCCTCTATTGTAAAAATTTATATTTTCAATACCATTTATATTTTTGAGAATTTCATAGTATTCTTCTAATGAATAATATTTTGGTTCCTCCCATTTTTCCTCCCCATACGGATCTATATCGTTGTTAAAATTTTCGCTAGTTTCCCAATCATCTTCAAATTTACCACCTTTATACCATTTAATAGTTTCTTTTGGTGTTGCTTTTGTTGGAGCATCATAATAACCAATACCATTAGTCATATCAACAACATAATCTTTTTTTGTTCCTTTTAACATAAATTGCCACCCCATAAAAGCATTAGGATCTTCTTTCCAATATCCACCCAAAGATATTCTTTCTTTTTTAATAAACCTTCCATTTTTTATATCATAAAAAACAACCTTTTTTCCTATTGTATTATCTATTAGATCTAAAACATATTTTCTTGATTCTTCATTGGATACGTTTTTCATAAGTCCTATTATGAAGTTATCTCCATAATAACACGTATTAAAATCTTCACCCTTTAAATTTAATAATTTTTTAGGTTCTGGTTCTTCAAGAGAAGAATGTGACAGTTTTCTTAATTCTTCTGTTATAAAACTTTCGAAAGATTTCATAATTTTCCTATTTCAGCTTTGGCATCTCCAATTCCTTTGACTTCAGCTATAATATTTCTTACTTTTATAAGACCCTCTTTGTCCATATCTTTTAACATATCGGCCATTTTCTTTACCGTGTCGGGAAACTTAGTAACGGATTCGTTGTTATAATTTGATAAATCTCCGCTTTTTTCTTCTTGAGATGTTTGTTGTGGTTGTTCGGTTTCAGTCGTTCCACTTTGAGCAGGTTGAGCTGCTGGCTGTGCTGCTGGTTCTGGAGCAGGAGCTGGGGCAGGAGCTGGTGCTGGGGCAGGAGCTGGAGTGTCAGCTTCATTTAGAAAATCTATGTATTTTTTTATTTTCATATTTTTATATATTATTTTATGATTCCCATCTTTCTTCACCGTGTGGGTCCAGATCATTGAAAACTCTTTTGTGTTCTTCTTGTTTTGTTAAATTGTAAGGCGAAACCCACCAATCTACCTCCGATATATAATATGTCATTCTTTTATTATATCTATAATAATCACATTCGCCCTTTTCGTTTCTATCTGTCCAAATAGTATGATATCCTTTATCTGATATTGTTCCTTTTAGATTATTAAATTCTTCTTCATCAACAACACCATTAACTATAACTTCATCGCCTATATTAAAAATATCATCAACGTCTTTTTGATCGTTTTGTTCTTTTATATATGAATAGAATTTTTTCATCATGAACCTATATATAATTTTTTGTAAATAAATAAGATGAATTTAACTAAAATAAGAATAGAGTCTTTCAATATATCTACGGTATATTTTCTTTTTTCTTTCTACTTCTTTCTCTAATGATTTATAGAAATTATCAACTTCTTGCTCTGTAAAATGTTTAATATTAATATCATGATCATCCAAAAATTTTCTAAATTTAATTCCTAATATTTTAATTTTAGATGTTGTATTGAGTATTTTATCTTGGTTGATTTTATAATACTTTTGTAATAAGTAGTAAAGTTTTAATATTACATTTTTATCATCTTTAGATATTTCATCTACAATGTCTTTAATATCATTATCATTTAAATAATTTAAATTACTTTGCAATCTAGAATATTTTAGATATTTTTTTATATCATTATTGAATTTATGTTTATTTTCTTTAAAATTTCTTATATCAGAATGATAGTAAGCTTCAATTTCGTTCATTTCAATTATATACATAATATAAAAAAGTATATCAACGTTTTCATCTGATGATGAAATTTCAGAGAAAGGCGAAAGTTTAATTTTATCTTTCATTTTTAAAAATCCGCCAGATTTTATAAAATCATAGATGTGTTTTATTTCGTGTTCAAATGACATTAATGTTGGTCTATGAAATTTATTAACGCTTATTTCAATATTTTTTGTTTTATAATATTTTGATGTGTTGAACCATGCGGTCATTTTACGACCAATATTTCTATTTGAATATTCATCTATAAATAATTTATTTATAGAAATACTCATATTCTTCTTAGAATATTCATTGAGATCAATTACTCTCTCACCTTGCTTGTATAATTTCCAAATATATTCAGCAAGTTGTGAAACTTCTTCATTATAACCTAATCTTTCAAATAATTTGAATGTATCATCTAATGACTCTTTTAGATATTTAGAATAATTCATTATCATGATCCTATATATAATTTTTCGTAAATAAAAACTTTTATAATTTAATAAGATAAAAGAGAAAAAAATAATACGACAAAATAAAATGCCTTCACGTAAATGGATAGATACAGATGAATTAGAATTGGAATTTAATAAATCGTTAGAAGACGATAAAGCTACAGACGAACTCAAAAAAATGTTGCTTTTAATGACAGAAATGATATCTATAAAAATTATTTATTTATATAGAGATTTAAGATCACACGATTTATGTATAAATATAACATATGAGTATATGTTAGATAATTGGAAAAATTTTAATAAATCTAAAAATCCAAAAACTAAATTACTTACTTATTATGGTGAGGTCATAAGAAGAATTATGATTGAAGCTTCAAAAGATCCATATTTTATGATCAATAAAAGAAGGACCAAATTAATTGATAGAATGTTACAATAAATTTTTTTATTCTAATTAAAAATTGTAATTTTGCAAAAATAGACATATGAACATAAAACAATTATTTTTAAATTTAACATCCTATACCATTCCACATGGTATGGAACACACTCTCGAGAAGTATTTTCCAAATGGAATTCAAAAAGACGGTTGTGAGAATTATTATATGAAAATAGGTGATAGTAGAACCATTTTCACTTGCCATATGGACACCGCTTGTGGGGAGTATGAAAAAGTAAATCATGTGATTCGAGGAAATATGATTTCTACTGATGGAAGAACAGTATTGAGCGGTGATGATAAAAATGGAATGACAATTCTTCTTTATATGATTTATAGAAAAGTTCCTGGAACTTATTATTTCTTCGCTGGCGAAGAATGCGGAATGGTTGGAGCTCACTATATTTTACAGAAAAATAGAGAATTCTTCTATGATTACGATAGAATGGTGTCTTTTGATAGAAGAGCTTATCATTCTGTTATCACACATCAAATAGGAAGACGTGGATGTAGTCAAGAATTCGCATTAGCTCTTGCCGAAGAATTGAATAGTAAAAATGCTGATTTTAAATATGTTCCAGATTCTACTGGAATATATACAGATAGTGCATCTTTTATTGGAATTATTCCCGAAATAACTAATTTATCTGTTGGTTATTTTGGTGAGCACTCGCATGGTGAAAGAACTGATATAAAATTCTTATCCGATTTAGCAAGAGCGGCTTGTGCCGTAAATTGGGAATCTCTTCCAGTTGGAGATAAGAGCAGAGACAAAGATGTCGATAGATGGGGATACGGCGGTAACGAATGGGAATGGGGATATTAAAAACATTTGAATGGTGAAAGAGTGGTACGGAATAAGTCGTTTTAGAAAGGTAAATGAAAACTTTTCGAATTTTGATGATTCTGATTTTTTAGAGGAAGAAGATTCTCTTAAACAATCAAATCTTCACGGCGAGAAACCGATCATTGATTTTAGCGACACATCAAAACTTCTATTTCAAATGGAAAAATTATTATAAATTAAAATAAATCGTCGCGGTTTAAAAATTGCACGATTCAAAAAATAATGAAGAAACATGGGAACATCATCCAGAAAAAGAACAAAGAGAATTTATAGTAAGAACAAAGAAAATCGCAACAAAAAAATTGAGAGAATTGAAAAAAACTACGAAGTTTTAAAAAGTCTTGGATATTATGAAATTCTTAACGCTGAAAAAAAGACTATTCCTCCAGAAAAAAACTGACAAATTGACACATTAAATCATTTGGAATAGTTATTGATAATAAAAAAAAATAAAAAAAAAATTATCTTATATGAATATTAAATTACTACAAGATTATGTATTGGTTCTTCCCGATAAAGCGGAAGAAAGAACAAAAGCTGGAATCATCATTCCAGATACAGCAAAAGAAAAACCAAATAGAGGAACAGTTATGGCCGTTGGCAAAGGAATAAAAGATGAGCCAATGGAATTAAAAGAAGGCGACGTTATATATTATGGTAAATATAGCGGAACTGAAATTAGTAAGGATGGTGTAGATTACATGTTAATGCATCAAAAAGACGTATATCTTATAATAGATGAATAAAAATGAATATTATTTAATAGAAGTGGAATGAAAAAGTGGAGTTATAAAAAAGATAAAGAAACTGATCCAAACAGGGATAAGGATGATATAAAAATTTCTAAAGATTGCACTTTCGTAGATTGGAACAAGTTTTCGATGGACGAGCTCGCTGATTATCTTGAAAATAAATGGAAATATATGAGCAGCGGTGAAGCGCTGGCGATATATAAAATGGTACAATTTTATAGAGAACATAAAGATGAAAAATAATATGAAAAGATTGGAATATTTTAATAAAAACGATTGGGATCATTTACACGATGCTGTTTTAGAATCAACTGGAGAAAATAAAAATATGGAAGAATTGAATAAGATATTCGATTCTCTTCCATCGGACTTAAAAAATCTCGCTTATAAATTCGGCATGAATGATACAGTATTTAGAGATAATGTAATAGAATATTATTTAAAAAAACAAATAAAATAGAATATGGCAAAGAATATAGAATTTGGTTATGAAGCAAGACAAAAATTAATTAAAGGAGTAAATCAATTAGCTGATAGCGTATCAGTAACTCTTGGGCCAAGAGGAAGAAATGTAATTATAGAAAGAAAGTATGGAAGTCCCGCTATCACAAAAGATGGTGTTACTGTAGCAAAAGAAATCGAACTTCCAGATCCAAGTGAGAATATTGGAGCTCAAATAGTAAAAGAGGTATCTCAGAAAACATCTGATTTAGCTGGTGATGGAACTACCACAGCTACAGTATTGGCCCAAAGTATTATAAACGAAGGAAACAAAGCAGTTACAGCCGGTTGTAATCCTATGGATGTAAAAAGAGGAATAGACAAAGCTGTAAATGCTGTTATCAAATCTCTTCGAGATCAATCAAAAGCTGTTGGAGATTCTTATGATAAGATTGAGCAAGTAGCGACTGTTTCTGCTAATAATGATAATTTTATTGGCAAAATGATTGCCGAAGCTATGGAAAAAGTTAAGAAAGAAGGAGTTATAACCATTGAAGAAGCAAAAGGAACAGAAACAACCGTAAAGATTGTTGAAGGTATTCAGTTTGACAAAGGATACATATCTCCTTATTTTGTAACAGATACAGAAAAAATGGAGGCTGAATATGAGAATCCTTATATTCTTCTTTACGATAAGAAGATTTCTACGATGCAATCTATAATTCCAATTGTTGAAAAAGTGCATAAATCGGGCCATCCACTTTTGATGATTTGTGATGATATTGAGGGTGATGCTCTCGCAGCACTTGTTATAAATAGAATGAAAATTGGATTGAGAGTAATCGCTGTCAAATCTCCTGGTTTTGGAGATCGTCGTAAAGAAATGATGGAAGATATAGCTATTTTAACAGGTGGCGATGTCATATCAGAGGAAAAAGGAATAAAATTAGAAGATGTTGAATTAGATTCTCTTGGATTGTGCGACAGAATAATTGTCGATAAAGACAACACAACTATCATAGGTGGAAATGGTGATAAAGTAAGTATTGCTGGTAGAATAAAACAAATAAGAACTTTGATTGAAAAATCTACTTCTGACTTTGATAGAGAAAAACAAGAACAAAGATTGGCAAAACTTGCTGGTGGCATTGCTGTTATCTATGTGGGTGCTGCTAGTGAAATTGAAATGAAGGAAAAGAAAGATAGATTCGATGATGCTCTTCACGCCACAAAAGCTGCCGCGGAAGAAGGAATTATTCCTGGCGGGGGCGTAGCATTTATAAGATCTATAAAAAATTTAGATAAAGTCGAATTTGACAACGATGATGAAAAAATCGGAATAAACATTATCAAAAAGTCATTGGAGCAACCACTTCGTCTCATCGTTGCTAACGCCGGTCTTGACGCGTCGATTATAGTTCAAAAAGTAAAAGATGGTGAAAATGATTACGGATTTAATGCTAGTAATGAAAAATATGAAAATTTAATTGAAACTGGAGTTATCGACCCAACTAAGGTGGCTAGAGTGGCATTAGAAAATGCATCTTCTGTTGCAGGATTATTCTTAACAACAGAATGTGTAATATCTGAAATAAAGGAAAAAGAGCCTCAACAAATTCCACAACAACCGCCAATGTATTAAAATAAAGGAGGAGGAGTTTAACTCCTCCTTTTTTTATAATTATAACCAATTAAATTTAAAATAATTTTGATATTTCCAATTTTCTTCATACTTTCGTATTATGAAAAAATTAGTTACATGGATCGTCGAAAAGCACATGTTCCCAGAATATGAGGAACAACTTATAGCCGCTATTAAAAAATCAGGGGCTATATGCTATTTGTTTGATGATACCGATCATCTTAAATTTAATTTCAATAAAAGCATTAAAAGTAGATTCACAAACGAAGATTGCACTATTTTCTACGGTTCGCTTCAACGTGGAAGAGAAATCTATACGAAAACAGATTTTGTTCCAGGAATATTTTTAACAATAGATAATTATGAATGTTATAAATATTATGGAATGTTCGGAAAACATCTTTTGAATTCTTCTTATCGTATGATGGGATTTAATGATATAAAAAGATGGAAATCCTACTTTGAAATAAATTACGAAATTAACAAATTTTTCATTCGTCCATCAAACGGATATAAAACTTTTCCAGGTCAGATTATAAACACAGACAATTTTGATGAAGATATAGAAATCCTTTCTAAATCTTACGGTGGCATAGATACAGAGCAACTAATAGTTGTAGCTCCTTACAAAAATATTGTAAAAGAGAGTCGTTTTGCTGTAATAAATGGAAAGGTCGTAGATGGTTGTGTCTATATGATGAATGGAGAAAAAACAGAAGAAAGAATAATAGATGATGAAGCTCTTGTTTTTGCTAATATTGTTTTAGAGAAATTACCTACAGATTTTCCAGATCCAGCTTATACTTTAGATGTTGCTTATTATGACGATGCTGATTTTGGAGGTGAAGAAGGTTACAGAGTAATAGAAATAAACTCTTTGTGTTGTGCTGGATTATATCACATGGATAAAGAGTTGATTGTTAATGCAATGAACGAATTAGTCATACAAAAATTCAACGATTTTTGGAACATTAAAGAATAAAAAATGGGGATTCCTAAATTTTCTGAAATTATCAAACGCAAAACTTATTATTGTGGAGGTTCTAATTCTTTTAATAGAGTTTTGAAAAGGTATAGATTCAAAAATACCAATAATATAAACGACAATTGGGATATTTATATTCCAAATGGGTATAATAGAATTGAAGTTGAACTCAAACATCTAAAACCATCGAACGATAATCAAATTATTCTTGGAATTCAAGGATGTGATAATTTGGTTGGAAAAACATGGCTTTGGAATATATTAGAGAGAACTT